ACCTCATAGCCTAGATAAACCAATTTTTCACTATTTTTAAATCCTCTATGTTCTGCTTTTTCTTCTATATCCCAATTTTCCTCTTTATCTCTACCAAAATAAATCTTTTCAATAAAACTTTTCATAGAATTCACCTCATCTTTGTATTGCGTAACAAATGCTTTATAATTTTTTGACCATATCTGCTATTCTGCAACCTTCTACATGGTCTTTTGTAATAGTAAATTTAGTTCCGCATACATTTGCACTATACCCACTACCAAACGCATTACCTAATGCAGACATTAACATCCTGTAAGTATCTTTATTAAAATTGAAACATTGATTATTTTCATCATAGTTATGTTTCAACACTTTATTTGCTTTTTTAAAACCTTCTTTATACTTTATAAATTCATCATATTCATTTTGATTTAATATATATTGCATAATGTTCCTCCTTAATTTTTATTACCTGCTTAATTCGTCATTATTTCAAATTGCTTACTATATTTTTGTATTATGACAAATCTTTAATTTTAATTGTGTCTGAATAGTTATCCATTTTAAATGATTGTAATTCTTCTAAAATTTCTTTTATACCTTCATACATACAGATTAAAAATGATGGAATTATAACTATTATCCATGCAAAAGGATTCCATTTATTTAATCCATGCTTATAAGAAACCTTATAAACATTACCTTCCTCTATAGGTTCAATTAATTCTAATTTATTTATTTTTACTTTTGTAATTTTTAAATATTTATCAAATTTATAAAAAGTTGAATTATCATGATTAAATTTAATAATTTTCTTTGCTATCTTCTCTTTTCTTTTATCCACTTATAAATTCACCTTCCTTTATGCATCCTTAATTTCAAAACACGGTCATCTTAGTTATTTCTTTAATAGTTTACATAATTATTTTTATGTATTTTATATAAATAGTAAACTAAATAACCGCTCCCTCTAATACGAAATACCTTCTACTAGCTTTTAAAAAATATATTATATCTCCATCATTGTTGTTATTAATATCCTGGAAGTACTCATACACTCTATCTGTAAATTCTTCTATATCTACATAGTCTGATATATTGATTAATTCTTCCTTTATAACTGATATGTTTCTAGTAGATACTTTTTTATGCGGCTTATCCCTATATTGCTGTCTAATATCTAAGTATGTTTTTAAATAATCTTTTACAGGATCTTCCCAATCATACACATATTCTGAAAGAATGTGTAAGTTATCAGTCTTATTACTATTAGTCTTATTATTATTAGTCTTACTTCCTGAAACTTTCTTACTGTCTTGAGTGAAAGTTTCTTTCTGTCCAGAGTGAAAGTTTTTTTCTGTCCTAGTACTTTCAACCATTGCATAACATAAAAATATTAAATTAGGTTTATTTAAACCTTGTCTTTCTTCTTCGATAAGCTTAAATTTTATTAATTGTTTAATAGCTTTTCTTACAGTTGGTAAGCTACACCCTAACATATCGGCCATTTCTTCTCTTGTATATATTAGATATACTTGATTATTGCCATTTATCCATCCATTATCAATACTTAATGTGTGCCTATCATTTAATAGTGTATATAAGATTTTTGCATCACTTGATAATTTTTTTAATTCATCTTCAAACAAAAATTTAGGCATTTTATAAAAGCTATTATTTAATATATCTTGCATTGTATACCTTTTATTTATAATTAATCACCTGCCATTTCTTTATTGATACAGTATCTCATATATTGACTAAACTTTTTAAATCCTAATTCTGTTATTCTTTTTTCAATTTCTTTCCTCTCCAAAGGTGTTACTTTCACTTTAGGTAATGAATCAGTTCTTAAAGGTCCATCTTTTAACATTTAATCACTCCTCTATATATAATTATACTACTTATATATATTATTTTCAATCAATATCGTACTTTTAACTATAATATTGTAAACTCATATCGTACTTTAATTAAATACATATATTTTTAGCCTTATTAGAGCATGCGTATAACACTTTTCTATCACTACTAATATAATTACACCTTTGAAATTAGAATAGCTTAAATCGACTTTAAATTAATTTTAGATATGCATTTAAAACAACTTCGCTAAATGAATCTTTAACGCACTTGTGGAGCAGGAAAAAGAAAAACACCTCGCAAAAGGTGCTTATCTTATATTTATAATATTGGAGCGGTTTATTTTTCTTTTTTAGATGTTTTTACATAGCTAACTCCTGTGCCTGGAACTGAATAAGTTTCTTGGATCCTACCATCTGCTCTCTTAGTTACTCTATATCCTTTACTACCTACGGAATAGCCTACACCGCTCTTGCTAAAGTTAATTCTAAAAGGCCCAATCTTAACACTCTTCCTAAATCTAAATCCCATCTTAATATCCCCCTAAAATATATTATTTAATTTCTTGATACTTCTCTTTTATAAGCTGTTTTAATGTATCTGTTTGTGTCTTTCCTTCTTTAGCTGCTATTTCTCTAAGCATATTATGGTATTCTTCTTCTAGTCTTGGAGAAAGGCACCCTTTCCATTTTTTAGTCGTCATATTATGCCCCCTTTACCTTACGTCTATTTTATATTTATAACCTTTGTCGGTTTTGTTTTCTTGTATATATATTATTTCACCATTTATTTTTAAATCTTCTTCTTGAAAGTTTACAGTATCGCCTAGTCCAATACATAATTTATAATTTATTTCAAATTCTATTGAATCAGAACTTGAGCAAGCTACATTACTTACAATTTCACCGCTAGTGAAACCCTTAATTTCAATTTCTTCATTCCCCTTTTTTAAGTTTACTGTTTCAATATTACCTTTCATAATTACACCTCATATTCTGCTATGCTATAAACTTTAAAATACAAGCTAATCTTCTTCTAATTCCCCTGTTAATAGAACCCTTTTACCTTTGTAATCTTCTTTTATGCTTACTCTATAAAGATTTCCATAGAATCTACCAATGTTCACACCTTCACTTCCTGTTGAAACCTCTATAGATAAAGTTTTATCTTCTATTTTTTCTAATTCTTTTATCAATTCTTCTATTGTCATATGATAAATCTCCTTTAAATTATGACTTTTTAACGTTCTATATTTTTACCTATAAATAAATATCCCATTGACACTTTAAAACATTCTTTATCAACTTCTCCACTATAGGTTGATAATAATGCACCTGTACACCAACTAGATTCAGACATTAAACATTTTACTTTTAAATCACCATTGACCTCTTTTATTTGTTCCAGTTTTGCTATTATTTCACTTATATTCATAACTACACCTCATATTCTGCTATACGACAAGCAATTTGCCAATATGCTTGAAGTAAATCTTCTCCTAAATTCTTATAATGAAAATTCGCACCACCATCTCTCATTAAATGCAGCATATATCCTCTCTTGGTAGCTTCATTTTCCTTAAAACAATATGATGTTTGAACTATAGAATCTGTTTTATCTTCTATAAACTCTATAAGCTGATGCATTTGGAATAATGGTATGACTTTGCTTTTATCTAAATTACTTTTATAATCTCCTATACATAATACAGGCACAATTACTCCCACTATATTTATCTTATCATGTACCAAATCACCTGCTTGTGGTTTCCACCAGTTTTTAAATATATTCTGAACCTTTTTAGGTTGCTTTAAAAATTCTTCAGTACTTATAAAATTCATTTATTTTCAACACCTCTCAACATATCAAATCTATCTTTATATTCTCTCATTTCCTCCGCTAAAGCTTTCTTCTCTTCTTCTGATTTATTCTTAGCTAATTCAATATGTAATCTCATTAGGACTTCAGTAAATAACTCTTCTAAATTATCCATATTAACTCCTCCTAATATTCAAAATATAACTTTAATTACATTTATTACTTATTTATAATATACCATACCATACCGTATAAAACAAGTATAAAAAAGAAGTGGATTTCTCCACTTTAATTGTTGTTTATATTTTAGACTTTTGGATTATAATCTAGTCCTTGCGGTACTAGCTCGAATATAATAGCAATGTTGCTCTTGCTTATTATTTAATATAGTTTAGTATAGATTTGGTAAGTAATTATTTAAATAGTTTATGAATATAATCTCCTACGTAGGTATGAACTTAGTACATATACACAATTGTTAGATAGGAGGATTTTCACCTCCTTATATTTTTAATTTACAGGTACTTATATAGCAATACGTCTATTACAAATATAAGGTTTACCCATGGTGCCAGTGAGAGGAATTGAACCTCTTATCTCCGAGCCTTGTTATCGCATGCTTCTCGGTGCGTTTCCATTACGCTACATCTGACATATTTAATTTACTTGAAAAAAACTAATTTTAATGGCGGAAGGAGCGGGACTTGAACCCACACACCAATATAAAATATTGATTACTGATAGTTTAGCAAACTACTACCTTACCATTAGGTTTATCCTTCCAAATAAAAAGGCACCGAAGTGCCTCTGAGGGGATGGGGGATTTTCTTTTGTATACTTATATTATACGATATTGACGTACTTTATTCAAGAACCTATCGTAAAAAAATCGTAAAAAGTTTAAATTATTTTACAACTTCGCTAAATAAAGTTTTCGCGACTAACACCATACCGCTCTAAACCGCTTGTTTTCTTGTAGCGGTTCCATACTATACCTCAATGCATCTAGCAAATGATTGTAATCATCTATTGGCTTATTAAGTTGTTTTCCTTCTTTGTTTTTATCCCAAACATAATTATATAGTTCTATTTGGGTATTTTGGCATTTAGGGTGTACATATATTTTATATTGTAGTAAGTATTGAATACCATTAATTACACTGTCTTTTCCTTTTCTAGCCGGTTTAATTCTTCCTATACCATCCCTTTTTATTTCTTCTATAGACTTTTGTTCAGCACTATCAGCTATTATTTGTTCTTTTGCAAAACCTTTGTATTTAATCATATCTGCTATTTTATTATTAAGCATACCCTTTTGATAATGTTCATCATATATATATACTTCTTTATTTCCCTTATCTACTAACAAACAAATAAAAGCTGTTGGATCTGCTTTATAACCAAAGTCTAATCCATTAGTAGCAATAACCCCTGTTCTCCTAGCTATATCCTTATAGTCAAATTCCTTCTCCTGCCAATTATCAAAGATAACACCTTCAGCTATACCCCAATTGCCCAATCCTTCTATACTATATCTTCGCTGTGAAGTTTCTTTCATTTTCTCAAATATCTTAATATCATCTTTTCCTAAGAACTCATTGCATTTATAATTAGTTGTCATTGCTAATATTTCATCATCTTCATTATCAAAAAATCTTTTTTTTAGCCAATGTCTCTCATTCCATGGATTAAAAGTAATAGTTATCTGCTTAAATAATCCCTTGGGTAGCTCACCTCTTATTGACATGTCTATTTTATTAAAGTCCTCTTCATTAGTTATTTCATAAGCTTCTTCAAACCAACACCAACAAAGGTAACCTACCTCTACAGTAATAGAAGTTATTTTCAATGGATCATCTAATCCCCTAAATAATATCTTCTGACCAGTAGGTTTATAAGTTATTTCTAATGGACTTTTAGTATATTCCCATAAATGATTTACTTTCAATTGAGTTATTGCCCATTTGAGTTGTGCATATGTACTATCTTTGTGACTTGCGAAAGTCTTTCTTATTACTAAAGTATTTGTTTTAGGGTATTTCATCATTCGATATATAATATTTAAAGCGGTAGTTGTGGACTTTTTACTCCCTCTACCGCCTTTACATACTCTATATCTTTTAGTACAACTCCAAAAGTCCTTATATCCTTTTCCTATTACTTTACTTAATTTTATTAAAGCCATTTTTATTCCTCCAATTCGTCTAAATCATTTACGAATTGAACAGTTTGATTTATATTACCGTTAATCTCTGTTTTTTCTGTAAATATCCTATATCTTTTTCCCAATAGTTCAGCTGCTTTTGTTCTATCTTGTAAAGAAGCATCTAACCCTAATTGGTCCTTTTCTTCTCCACGCATAACTTTTGTAAGATACTCTAATACTTCCTCTGCTTTTGCTATACGTTTATCATCTAATGGTTTTAATCTTTTATCTAGATATTCCTTTATCTTAGGGTTATTTAGGGTTTTATTAGCTTCTACCCCTGCAGACTTATAAATTTTATATCCTGCCATCTTGTATGCTTCTGTAGCGTTTCCTGTTTCTATATAATAATCACAAAATGCCTTTTGTTTATGCGTTAGCTTATTTTCCATCTCCACCACCTACTTTCTTATAAACATCTACTAATTCAAATAATATATCCTGTTTTCTAAACGTAGTTAATACTTCTTCCTTTACATATTTATGCTTGGAAGGGTCCTTTTTCTTATCTGGATGCATCTTGTTATATTCTTCTATTGGTATTAAGTGAAACAATTTATTAATGCTACATATCTTTCCTCTATTATTGCTATAAATTTGTTCTTTATTAAATAAATATATATATCCTTTAAATTCTAATGCTTTTATAAGTTTTATTATTTTACTTTGTATGTTCACCATATCCATTTCACTCTCCTAACTATAGTATAGCACAAACAAGGCATAGCCACATTTAGAGCTATACCTTACAACTTATTTATTGCTTGAATTATTAATATTTATAATTCCATTCTTTAACTTTTCCACATTCCAACCATTGGCAATTAATATTTTTATTTTCGGTAATTGCTTTTGTATTATCTCCTATTATCACAACCACAGGGAAATTATCAAATAAATTTTTGTATTGGCCACTTTTATAATACATTTCTATTTTTTTAATTTGTTCTTCAAAATATTTATTATTTAATATTCCAAATATCCATGTATTAGTTTTTAAAAGTACATCTATTTTTAAAATATATTTTCTATTCTTATAACTGAAATAATATTTATTATCAAATTTAATAAATGGATCTAATCTCTTTTCATAGAAATAAAAATCTGCTAATGCTAATAATTTTTGTGGACTAGCATTAATTTTTATTGGTTTATAACCTAACATTTTATATCCTTCTTTATCTAAAGTAAAAACATTTTCTTTGTTAGGAAGCTTATATAAAATCTTTATATAATTATTATCTTTTAGAAGTTTTAGACGTGCATAACAATATTTTTGTGAATTATATAATCTACATATTCTTTTAGTATTTAGGATTTTTACGAAATATAAATCTTTTAGAAATTTCCAATCCCGCTCCGACAAAATCAAAATACATCACCTACCCTTTTTAATTATATATAATATATATAAGGGTTTATCAATTTATAATCTTGTGTAAAATGTTTATTTGAAGCCATTTATAAGCTATTTTGTATTTTTAGAATTCTATATCTATTCTATATATATTCTACAACTCATTCTATTACTTATTCTACAGGTTAATTAATTTTAAATAATAGCCTTTTGTTGAACATTTTCTTCTTTTTCTTTATCATTATTCATATTATTTATAAATTCTTCTTCAAAATGCATAGATTTTTTAAATATTTCATCCTGGACCTTTTCTGCAGATCTACCAAAAATATTTTTATTTTTATATATTCTTTTATGTGGTAAAGGCCTTAGCATATCTGTCATAACACAAATTTTTTCTTCTTTATATCTCATATTAACAATAGCATGCCTCCATTTAGTATTAATCATTTCTTCGAGTGTAAATGGTTGAAGTTCTTCCAATAATTCTTTATATGTTTCTTTAGAAGTTTGATATATAAAATAATTAGTGCCTGCACTTTTAAATAAACTTTTCATTCCTTTAAAATCACTAAATTCATGAGCAAATATAAAAATTCCTAGTCTCCATTTTCTCATTTCTCTTATTATAGAATGTAACTCTGTAAGTACTGTAGGAAATTGATGTGGTTCATCTAACATTAATATACAAGGCCTCCTCTTTTCTTTAGGTATATTACTCCTAGTTAGTATTGCAAGCCATAGTTTAGATACTATATAAGTTACAAGTAAATCTGTGGTATCATCTAACAAAGTATCTTTAGGAACTCTTATTCCTACAAAATAACCTTCATCTGCCCATTTCCTAAAGTCTATATCTAAATTAGCTTCTTGTAATAAACAATTTGCAGCAAACTCATTATCTAATAAAGCTTCTAATCTATCCATTATTCCAGATACATAGCTTTGTTTTGTACCACTTTCATTTCCATCATCATTTAATTGCTCTAAGGTCCACTTTAATCTACCGTTAATATTGTTTTCTAAAATTAAATTATCCCTATATGTTCTATCAGTAAGACAAAGAATAACATCATATAAATTTGCATTAGGATTTTTAAATACTGCCTTAGCTGCGGCCCCTAGGAATCTTTCCATCCTACTACTTAACTTTTGATTATCACTTTTAGCCAATTTATTAAGAAAATTTTTAAGTTGAGACGCTAATTTAGTATCTACAGTTTTATCTCCATTCGCACACTCGCTCCATGTTAAAGGTATGGGATTATCTATATCCCCAAAATTTAAATCTATAATTTTATTAAAATCCTTTGATAGACCTCTTTCTATATTATCTATTAATCCCCCATCAGCTACATCTACAGCAAATACACTAACTCCATTTTGAAGTAACTGTATTGCAGTATTTTCTCCGCAGGTAGTTTTACCACTTCCCATCTTACCTATGGAAACCCAACATTGACACAGAGAATCCAGGTCATCAACTGGAAAAAACACAGGCATTTTATTACCTTTATACATGGTCCACCCTATCTGCAAACCTTTAGCTGTAAAAACAGGTGGTATATTAATTTCTCTAGTATCTATATTCTTGATTTTATACTGCTGTTGGTAATGCTTAGTAGGTAATTGCATAAGTTGTGCTAATTCTTTAGTACTTAATGCATCCATATTTATTTTATCTATAGTTTTTCTTTCTTTTATTGCTTCTATAAGTTCCTTTTGCTTTAATTTTCTAGTAACTAATTTATTATCTCCTTCTAATGAATTAAAGCCTCTCTTAAATAATCTTAATATTAATTCACTTCTTTCACTATTAGTGGCTATTCTTATAGATGTATCATAATAAACAGAAGAAGTTTTATCTTTAGTTTGTTGGGATAATCCATTTCGGACGAGAACATTGTTATCTAATTCGTCTAAATCAATTCTTTCAAATTCTTCATTTGTAAAAAATAAACTAGCTAAATCCATAACTTCAGCAACACATCCATATGCTAGTTTAAGCCCTCCTTTAATTATCTTCTCTTTATCTAATTTATATTTACTTTTAATCTTTTTTTCATTATTAAATTCTTTAATAGCTTCTTCAAAATCTAAATTTAAAGAGGGTTCTTCAGGTGCTAGTATATATTGTATCAATACCTTTTCACCATCTTTTAAAATTTTAGAGGTTTCCAATAACGCGTTTAAAGGATATTCTGATCTCAAATCCGTTTTTAAACTTAAAAAACTATGTTGCTCTAGTTCAAATTCCTCCGCGGCATTAATTTCTATCATATGGTCCTCTTTTATAAAATTAAGTATTCCTTGTTTTTTATCTGTTCTATAAGTATCCTTAAATTTAAATGTAGCTTTTGGGTAGCATACATTAAGTTCGTTTTGTATTAATTCTTTAAGTTCATCTGGAATTATATAATAAAAAGATATGTTTTCTTTGGTAAATAGAATTTCATATATGATTTTATTTTGACATGATATTTTCTTTTCTTTGAAATTAATTCTATTAAATAAATTTTTATATGAATGTATATTAGTAAGAAAACTAGATAATTTAGAATTATTTATATTTACATCTGGAATGACTTCAACAATCATCTTATTGCCTTCCCTACATCCATTAATATTTTCATTAATCCTGGAACAAATTGTAGTACTAAATATGCAACTGCAGTATCTTTTATTATTCTTACACCCATTCTTTTATTAAACATCATGGTTATAGCTCCTCCTGACATGGATAAAACTGCTAAAGGATAACCTAACGCTTGAATTAAATCAATAAGAGGATTTAATGCCCCTGCTATTTTATCAAATCCCCCTGCACTAACAGGTGTGTTAAATAACAAAGTAATAGTTAGTGTAGTTGCTGTTGTATCTACTAAAGTCTTAATCTTTTGTTGTTCTGAAATAGTATTATTCATTTTATAATTAAATATAGTTTTATCTAATTTATCTTGTAAATACAATCTTGGTTTAGATAAATTTATCACCATCAAATATTCCCCCTAATATCTTTAATTATTCTACACCACATTTTTATAATCCCATAAATCCCTATAAAGAAACATATAACTTTTAAAATTTCTCTCATTTAAAACCTCCTGAATAGTATTTTAAATTTAGGTAATAATAAAAATAAAATTTAAGTTTGGGAGTGAAGTATTATGTCAGCTGGAGCATGGTTAGTATTTTCTGCGGTATTCATAGGAATCTCTATGGCTTTATAAAGTCTAGTATTTACTAGGCTTATTTTTTTTAACCATTTTTATCCGCATTTTCTAAATACTTAATATAAAAATCTAAGGCTATTTTTATAAATTCACTTTGTTCTTCCTGCTTTTTTACAGTATCATATAACTTCATATCCTTGGTAGTTTGCTTAAAAGATACGTTGATCTTAGGCAACGATTATCACCCCTTACTTATTCTTTACTAACAGTATATGTACTGTGTGCGTAAATGTGACGCCCATTATAAAATTTTACTTTCCCATATATAACTATTACAAAAATTAGGTATATAGCTAATAGCGATATTTTTACCTTATCTAAATAGTTAGTATAACTATTTATGATTAAAACTATATATAATGCGGTTTATATTATATATGTAGGTGTAACTATGTTTAAAAGAGCACCTGACTAAAAACAAAAGTACAATCTTATAAGTAAATAAAATTTCATAAGAATAAAAAAGAGGACAATTCCTATTAAGGAACGTCCTTTTTTATTATATTAATTTATTCTTGCTAATTTAATAACTGTATTGTTCTTGGGATTAGCTAAATAAAGGAACTTTTCACCCTTTTTAACTTTATTTAATGGTGCCCATACTTGCTTGCCTTTATCTAAGCAATACATATAATATCCGTTCTCTTTTCCATTGTCCTCTGCTGGTGCAACCGCATTGGCTACACCAACAAACCTAGTTGAAGCTCCTATAACTAATCCTATTAATAAACCTATACCCACCTTTTTCATAATTAAACCCCTCTTTTCTTTTATTCTTGCTTTAATAATTCTTCTCTTTCTTTTAATAGATTCTTAAGTTCTTCGATATCCTCTAGTGTCGCTTTATTTCTTATAAAGCTTTTAGCGCTACTCCGACTTTTTAAATAGCTTGCATACGTTCTATTTTTCTCTTCCCACTTTTGGTTGGCTATTGTTTGTTTGGATTTTCCCACTTGAAAACCTCCTATTTACATAACTATTTTAAATATAACCCATACTAATAAAGCTATAACAATTAATTCTGCTGATATCTTTAGTATTAATTTAAATAATGTTTTTAAATCTTTACTCATAATGATTAAGGTGGTATTATAAGATTTAGGGAGGAGAATTCCTCCCCTGTGGTTATAACAATTCATATAACTGTTTAAGTATTGTTATTATGATTGTTATTTTTACTAACAGCTTGATGACTATTCCCAGTAGTTTATCAAGCTTTTTTAATTTTCTTATTAACTTAACCACCTTTTTCCTCACCTCCTTACAATTATAATTATACTACACGTAGTATAGGAAGTCAATACCTTTTTATTAAATTTCTTATAAATTATGATATTTTATCCAATAGTAAATATCCAGTTAAAAACAAGCAAACAACCCTATTAAAAGATTGTCTACTTATCTTTATATTTTAAATTAATTTAATTTTACAGTTTACCTTTTATTTAGTTTACATAATCTATTTTAAGTTAACTTATTAACTCTCACATTCAAAGCAAGTAATACCACACTTCTTAGCTTTATAATCTGCAAAAGATATTATTTCTTTAGCTCTTACCATCATTTTATTAGCTAATTCCCTTATTTCCCATTGAGCTCTTATACAACTTCTTTCATCATAAAAATGCCTTAGACTTCTTAAATTCATAGTAACTACTATATTGGATGTAGTAGCATTAGGCAAAACATATCTAGCATCCTCTTTAGGCACACCATTAGATACAAGGTAATCGTATTTAAACCAACATTCTTTCATAAAATCATCATATATAAATTTAAAAGTGTCGTCTTTTTTTATAGTTGGTGGTGTAACAAATTCGAAATTATACCCATCTACATATCTTTGTGATTGTTGGCTGTAATTCGCTATTCTATGCCTTACTAATTGGTGTGTTAAAGCCCTGCTTACTCCTTCTATACTAAAAGTAAAGCTAACATGCTCTACAGGACTTTCGTGTCCCTTTCCCATCCATTTGCATATAAAGCTAATCATTTCCTCATTACTAGGTATTTTTATATCTCTTGCAGTTCCTTTAGCGTAACATTGTCTAAATGCCCTGTATATAGTTTCTATTGGATTTATTGTATAACTTAATAAATGTACTTTCATATTATTAATTACCTCCTATTTTTTCTCTTTCTTTTATGCAAATTCATAATTTCTTTGAAATGTGACTTAATCTGCTTCACTTATTGAATTATAAAAATAGCTTCCTTTAACTACATAAGCATCTTGTAACCAAATAATAATTTTAAATTCATTTTCTTTTATTTTTTCAACTGGCTTAATATTATCAGTACAGTATAATCCTCCATCTATAAGTAATATAGTAGTACTTAATACTTCCATATTTTCATATACCTCTGCTGTTTTTATAATGTCATTGCTACCTACTCCTTGTAATTCAAATTGAACTATAGAGCCTTCAGGTATTATAAACTTATTATCCATTTTAAACCTCCCTATTTAGCATAAATTTCATTCATGGATTTAATTGTTGTATTGTGACATTAAATTATATTAAACATATTTAACTGGTTCATGATGCTTTCTAATCTATTACTGGCCAGATTAAAAACTTCTTTATCCTTTTCAAATCCTAAAAAATCAAATCCCATTTCATAGCATGCTATTAAGCTGCTCGCACTTCCTACATGAGTATCCAAAATTTTATCTCCTTGTTTTGCATAATTAAGTAATATCCATTTGTATAAATTAACAGGTTTTTGAGTAGGGTGTATTCTGATTTCATTTTTGCTTTTATCGCCTTGCATTATATGTCCTTCGCTTATTGATTTGCCTTGCATCATTCCATTCCACATATATCTAAACATCTTGGTTTTGTTATGCATACTGCAGTAAGCTACTTCACAATCACTAAAAGAACTTTTACCGTTTACCTTATCCCAAATAATTAATCCAGGACCTAAATAATAATCAAAGTAATTACAACCCCATACTATTTGATTTTTAGATACTCTTAATAATTCTTTGAAGTACTCTTTACCAGGAACACTCCAATCTTCAATAATGTTATATTGCTTTCTTTTTATGTTTAACTTATTTACTGTTCTCCCGTAATATTTTCTTTTATTCGGTCCATCAAAATATGGAGGATCTACTATAGCTAACTCAAAATATTTATCTGGTATTTGTTTCATACCTTCCATGCAATCAATATTATATAGCTTGTTTAATTCAAATATTTTACTCACCCCCTAAACACTACAATCATACTTGGGAATGGTGCTGAATTTTTAGCGTTGCCAAATTTCAATCTTCCCTTTATAAATCTTATTTCTTTGGCTTTATGATAAATGTAAGAATGAAAATACTTTGTATCTGTTCTAGCTGGTATTAACATTACCACTGTTGTATTTTCTTTCTTAGATTCTTTGTATGCTTTCTCTACCCAATCTTTTATGCCTCTACCATATGGAGGATTACAAAATACTTTATGTCCCTGCCAATCCTGTTTTAGTCCATCCATTTCTTTGGTAAAATATTTAGAACACTTAGCATTTTCATAGGTAGCACATGGATCTAGATCAAAATTAAACTCTTTATTCAACTCATTGTAAAATTCTTGTGGTGTTGCCCATAAGTCCGTTTCGCTACTAAACATTACCGCTGTATTCAATTTATCACCTTCTTTTCTGTCGCCTTAATTTCATATTCCGACTATAAATTTTCTAATTCCTCTTTTAATTTTTCTATTTTTTCTACTTTATATTGTGTTAACATAATTATTTCATCTTCTCTTAATACTACGCTACCATCTGCGATATCAAAGTAATCTATACAATATAAATGGTTATAATTTTTCTTTTGTGGTAATCTCAAAAATTTTCTTAAAATGCTTTGTTTTCTTCCCATCAATTCAAAAACTTCAGCTTCTAAAGTTTCTATTTCTTCTTTTATTTCATTAGCTTTTATAAGTTCTTGATCTGTCATTTAATTTCACTCCTATACTAAAACTTTATCTAACTTGTAATTAAACCTGGTTCTTTTCTTAACACCCTCTATTTCTATACCATTTTCCTTACACCAATTGAGCGGTATACTTTTTCTATCTGCACTTTCTATAAATTCCTTTACTTTTTTAGCATCTATCATATATGTCCTTTCCCTGCTCCTAAAGTTAATAATAAACATAGCTTTTATATTAAACTTATCTATTTTAGAAAGTTCTTTAATTTGATTTTCTCTAATACAGCTAAATGGTAAGCTAACATTTTTAATACTCTTGAGTTCTAGTAAATATAAATTTTCTTTGGCCATTACTATAAAGTCACATATGTTAGAAGGTGTAAATCTTGTATTATCTCCACCTTGCCATGTTCCCGCACTATCTCTAAGCCTGTACCCCCAACAACTATTGGGAATACTAGCTTTAAAATCAGATTCAAAATATTTACCTTCGTTTTTAGACATTTAATCCTCCTTTTGTTCTATACGTTTATTTCGTACTTTCGACAAAAATTTACCTTGGATTTAGTAATTATTATCTTGTCTTTTATGATTAACCTCATTTTTCTTGTAGTAAGCTGTTTCAATATCTTTTTCATTGAATCCAATTGCTTTCATTAAGTCTAAATATATAGACATTACCGTATAATATTGAACATTCATGACAAAAGAATCAAATTTATTATATTTATAAAATAACTCAATCATTTCTCCTACAAAATATATATAAATATTACTTAGATCATCGCCACAATTACAGGATGTATAATCAAAGAATTTTACACTTTCATCATTTCCCTTAGCTGCTATGTCATTACCTAAGCTTAATAAAAAGTGAAGTATGTCCACACCTTCTTCTAAAATAACTTTTTTAGGTGAAGCGGATTTATTACTCCATTTTTAAAACCACCTTACCTCATTTGAAAACTCTGATAACTCTACTAAAGTAGCAACTATTTTATCATTAAAATTAATGCTATTTTCATGTTTAGCTTTTATTCTTTTATCTAACTTTCCTTGCATATCAAACATTTCTGTAAACTTCATCTATTTACCCCCTATATAATTTCAGCTTTTATTAATTCTATATTTAGTTCGTCACCTTTTGTCTTAAATTCTTTTATTTTAATAATTCTATAGTCATTACCATCTTTCACAAAGGTGTACCCTAGTTCTAAAGCTTTTAAATATAATTGTTCATTCTTTAAATCTTCATTTTCATAAATAAATTCTTTCTTCAATCTATACTTAACCATAATTATTTATCCCCCTTTAATAATTCTGGATTACCATATATGTTCCCTATAACTTCTACCCTATTACCATTCCTTACATATCTAAATAAATCACTGTTTGCTAATTTACTATTTCCATTAGCATATACCGCAAAAGAACTTCTCCAATCACACCAAAACACTTCAGCTATTCTTATTTTTAATCCATTCTTTGTTGCATATTGTGATTCAGGTAAATCAAAAGTATATTTAATAATATCTCCCTTATAAATTTCTTTTCCATTTATATCTTTTAAGCCTGTATATTCTAACAAAATAACTTCTTCAAAATCACGTAAATAACTTTCGCCAGTATAATCATTTAATAATTTTACTTTTTTATATTGAAAATCAATTAGCGTAACCACTCTTATTTTTTCATCTATTTTATCCCATGCTCTAAATTTAATTTCTCTCATTTTATCCCCCTCTAATTCATAAAAGTTAATCTTCTTATTTCCGCCCAATTTTTGCCCACACATTCACACATATAAGTAAATTCTTCACTCATAATGAAACTTTCTGCTTTCTCTTTAACTAAGTCTTTATTTATTTTGCTACTATTTAGTGTTAAGCTTTGCATACGTGCATCTTGAACAGCTCTTAGTATAATTGCATTAATAAGATCTACATAGCCAGTATTAACCTGTGGACGGCTTGAATACATTTTTATCTCCCCCTAAATCTTTTTTTCTTACATAATGTTGATTGTGACATTCCGAATTTTATAGCTATTTGTATCTCTTTTAATCCTTGTTTTTTTAGTTCATCATATTTTTGCCAATCAACTTCTTTTGTTTTTCTACCAATCATTAATACCCTCCTTACGTCTATTTCGTACTTTTAAGCATTAATAATCCATATCATCATATAAGATAAACCCACCCTCTAAAATTCTATCAGGCATATTTTCACCTGTAATTTTTTTAAATTCATATAATAAAACTGATAATTCTTTAGTATAATTAGTTACGCGTGGAATATATTTTTTAATCTCATTATCGTTAATACCCTCACCTTCTAAGTAACTAACTCCTCTATAATATAAGTCTAACATCTTATTATATTTGTTGCAGAAATCCCTATGTTCATGTTTAAATTTTTTAATATCTACCATGGTACCTCCACCTCTTTTTCTTTAAATTCCTCTGTAACCTCTATAATATCAAGATTTTTGCACCACTCATATTTCATATCTAAGTTATCATTGTCTCCATAGAATCGCTTAGAAGGGTAATCAAAATATAATCCTATAGCTTTATCTTGGTATCCTGTAGGCCTATTCTTAAATAAGTCTATTATAGTATCAAACGGGCACCCTTCCGAAACTACATTCCCTTTCTTATCTACTATTTCTTCTTTTTCTTTGGGTGTAACCCTGTGTACTGATACAACATAATCTGCTAAATTTGTTATATCTCCACTACCGCAAATTTCCATTTTATTAAGTCTTCTAATTGCTTCAACTTTTCGTGGATGTGCTATTAAATGTACTACCGCATTATATCTTCTTGCAAATACTTTAAGTGCTAACACAAATTCTTTTTGTTTTTTATTTAGTTCATATTCACTACATTCAAGATCTATCATCATTAAATTATCTAATATAAATACTTTTACTCCGTTAATTTTTGCTAGTTGTTCCATTCTTTTTAATATATTTTTAGCTGTCATATCATTTTCATTACTATACATAAATAAGTTTTCTCGATATGTTTCTTTAATCTTTTTCTTAGCATCCTTATATACTGCATACCCTTTAGGTTTATCAGGACCATTATCAAATTCTTTAATATAATCTGGTCCAGCTAAAGGAAACTCTACCCAACTTTTTAATTGTGGAGCGGCTAATTCTCCACTGTATACCCATACTTTATAGCCTAAATTCAATGGATGTGCTATACACATCTGATCCACGACTGTACTTTTACCACTAGAGTTAATACCTGTTATTATATCTACTGTACCTAATACAAACCCATGTATCCATTTGTTTAATTCCCTAAAAGGTGTTTCTATTTTTTCAGCCTTGTTAATATCAAAATCTTCCGCATCAAATAAATATATAGTATCAGGAATAGGTGTCCTTTTAGCTTGTGTAATAGCTTTTAAAACACTTTCTTTACCTTCTTTATATAAATGTATATTTATATCTTTATATTGGCTCTTAACTATCCAGCAACGTTCTTCTCCTAACCTTGGCACAACTTCTTTTCTCATATTGTCGCCAGCTTCATCATTATCAGACCATATATATATTTTTTCAAACTGTTCTAGCCATTCCCAATTATATTCTATCCATGTATAATTGTTTGCTCCAAACGGTACGCTAACAGTATTTTTAAAACCACTTTCTATTGCTGCCAAACGATCTGTTTCACCTTCTGTAATTAACAAAGGTTTAGTAGGATTAATTTGATTCATTCCCCATAATAAAGGGCTTGTATCTTTTCCAGCTTGACAAAATGTTTTTGAAATCTTTTTACCATTTTGCATTGGTGGGTTTTTCTTATCATATTTACCACAATATCTGTATTTTACAGTTAATAATTTGTTGTTTTGGTCATAGTATTCAAAAGCTATCCAATTATTTAGTGTTAATTTTACACCCGTATAATCTAATGTTTTTTCACTTATCTTTCTTAAATACATATATTTTTCTAAAGGTGTTTTATCTTCTGCTTGTTTCTCTGCTCTAGGGTATCTATATGGTTTATTTTCTTTGTTTTCCATATATTTATTACTAGAATATATATCAAAGTTATAATTAATCCCTGCTTGATTAAATAACTCTCTACATGCATCTATAAAGCTCATACTTGATGTGTAATAATCTATTATGTCATATGTTACACCACACCCAAAACACTTAAAAAAATTATGTTTTTTATCCCATATAAAACTAGGTGTTTTTTCTGTATGAAAGGGACAACAACCTTTTAACTCCCTACTGTTCCATTTATCTATATCTAATCCATTAGCTATTATTTCAGCTGCTTTTACACCTAATGCTTCTTTAGCTTCTTGTACCTTATCTATAGGTATCTGCATTTAATCACCCCTTAGTACAATCCTTCCATTGCTCTCTTTCTTTCTTCTAATAATTTTCTAGTTTCAAGATCTAATCCGTCAATTTCTATTGAACTACCTTGTTTCCACTCACAATAATTCAGCCACTTATCTCCTTCATCTAAGAAATAAGGGAAACCTTTTTCTCTGGTAAGAAACTCATTTAAGGTCCATTTATAATTACAATAAGGATATTCACTTTTATACATTTCACAATATCTATTAATAGCTAATACAATGTCATCTATAGAATACTTTTTTAATATTTTATCTATGTTTTTTTTCATAACTACAGTTAAATTTTTATGTTTAACTATATCAGCTTTTAACCATGTATTATATATTAGATTATATTTATAGATTATATTATTAGATTTTGTATCACTATCCGTAACACTAACCGTATCATTAACCGTTTTAGAATTATTTACAACCTTAGTGTTTTCAATGCTTTGAACTGTATCATTAACCGTATTACAAACTGTATCAACAACCGTATCATTTTTTAGATTATTATTAAATGATAAAAAACATTTACTAGGTTGTTTTTTACTTTTGCTTTTATACATAATCCTTATATACTGTTTTTCTTCTAATCTTTTTAAGGATCTATTGACTTTCATTTTATCTAGCTTTGTATATTCAGAAATCAATCTATTACTAAAATATACTTCATTTTTTTTTAGGCCGTTATAGTTTTCTTTTGTTTGATTTGAATGTTTATATAGCCATGAATAAACAACTAATTCATCAACATCACAATCACTTGGAACTATCAGATATTTCACCTCCTTACCCTCCTGACTATTATTTATTTAAAATATTTTTTCTTAGTGCTTTCACCTCCTCTTATGTGTCTAATACTTTCATTGTAGGCCAGGATCTTTTCTATTTCCCTGGCCTTGTTTGTATCTAACATAGACAATCTTTTAGTTACATCTAAATGAATTGTACTTTTACTATATCCAAACTTCTTGGCTGCATTTCTAACAGTGCAATTTGTATCTAGAAAATAATCTGCAACATTCAAAACTCTTTGTTCAATGTAATTATTCATCATTCCCACTCCTGTTCTTTTTTAAATTTTTCTTTTGCTTGTCTTAATTTAAAAGAAGCACTTAATAATAAATCTTCTTTTAGGCTTATATAAGGTAATATTTCTTGTTGTATGTCTAAACCATCACAATGTATTAGTATATGTAGCATATGCTTTGCTATTGTCCTGTCAGGATATTCAGCTAAAATAATTTCATTATTATATTCATTGCTACAAAGTGTATAGCAACGAATATTTTCTTTTGAATAAAAAGGCTTTATATAAACTTCCTCTATGTTAACCTTGTGTATTTGTCCCTCTAAAGTTTTTATAATCATGTTTTTATCCCCTTTCATTTACGTTAATTTCGTACTTTTACACTAAAAATAAAACACTTGTACAGAACCAAACAGCAAAAATAATAAAAATTAGTTTACTTATATCTATAATATCTTTTATAATATCCATATTTATCCTCCCCTTAAAATTTTAAAATGGAACTACTAAATCATAGGTATTTAGTTCATTTTTAATGTTATTTACTTCCTCTTTTATATTATCCATTCTGCCTTCCTCTGCATATTTTAAAACCCAATCTAATCTATATAGTAAAGCGTTCCTAGTATCTTTATCCATATATTTATACCTCCATATCCATTATGTTAGATATATATTCATCAAAGCTAATAGACTCTCTATCTTCCCTTTCACAAGTTTCTACATATCTTTGATACATTAACTCTACATCCATAATTAAACCTCCTATAATTCTTTATAATGTATAATTTCTTTTAGTTCTTTAGTGGCTTTGCAATAATCACACTTGCCACAACCCACGGGCTCTATTTCGCCTTTCCAAACCTTTTTAACCCTTTCTATTTTCATAGATACATTTAATAGTGTATCTTCTATAAAGTCCGTACCCATCTTTATAACAGCCTTATCTGGTATATTTTCTTTACTAACTGCAATTATATGTGGATATAGATATTCACTTGCTCCTGTATAAAGCTTCTCTATCTCTGCATATATTGCCATTTGTATGTCGTAGCCGTAATACTCTATAAAATTTTGCTTAACTCCTTCGTATTCATTCCAATACTTTTGATGTATTGATCTAGTTGTCTTTAAATCAGTGAAACTTTTCATTTTAGGGTTATAAATATCTATCATACATTTCCATGGTATTCCGAATATCTCGGCCGACATTACGACTTCCTTTTTTCCTCCTCTAACTTTTTCAATTAATTTATCATTTGCTAGTGTTTCAATCATTTTATTTGCTACCTGGAAGTCCTTTTTAAGTTGGCCTTTTGTTGATCCTCTAGTTGAATACATTTCTGGATGTTCTTTTTTAAATTCTTCTAATTTACCTTCATTCCATGCATGTACATAACTACCAACTAAAAAGGCATCTGTTTTTTCTTCTTCCCATTTGTCATTTAGTACCGCTATTGTTCTAGATTCACACCCTCCATATTCCTCTAGGAAGGATTTAAATAAACTTACTGACATATATTCTTTGTGGATCTCTTTATCAAAATAGTTATTCTTGTTGAGTTTCTTCATTTTCTTTTACCTCTTCAAATTCCACATCTTCAAAAGGTGATGTTTCTTCTTTTACTTCTTCATCTTTTTTAACTTCAAATTCTGAGGTTTCTTCATATGTTTTTTGTTGTTCTATACTATCAAACTCCAATTCTACTGATTTTCTTAACCTTCTTATAACTGTTTTTTTATACATTTCTTCTGGTGTTGTGGTCCATGCTTTTGAATATTTTCCTTCCCTATCTTTTTTAGCAAAACCTACTTTTATTTTCTCTACGTCCTCCGCTGACATGGTTTCATATAATAAACCACCATCTTCAAATAAAGCTACTGCAAATACTCCTATGATCTTTTCATTACTAAAAGGTTTTGGTTTAAAATTTATTGTTGGAATACCTTTATCTATAATTTCCTCAAATTCGTCACCTTCTCTAACTACCTTTGCATATATATCCTTTATTGGTCTAACTGAATATTGCTTCATTAACTTTCTTTCGCCCTTATAATCAGTTTGAAATTCCAAATGACATTTTCCAGTTTTATAGTCGTTATACGGTATTGCATAACATTCCTTATTGAAGAAGTCTAATCCTAGAAAAGCTCCTTTAAGCATTGTCCTTGCTACACTTACAGAATTACATTTTTCTATGCTTCTAGTGTCTTGTAATACTGTCATACAGTTTTGTAGAAACCTAGTTTTATTAAATGTCTTTGGTAATGCTTCTACTTTTGCTTCTAATAGAGTATTTAAATCGTTTGCTGTTTGCTGCAGTACAGCTGTTTTTGTATTAGCCATCACTTTTACCCCCTAATTATTTATATTTTAAAAAAATGTACGATAATTTATCGTATACGGTATTGCAAAATTTCGCATACGGTGTTATAATCTACATGTGCTTGTAAATTATATGAAAATAAGTATCATTTTTACATAATAATACATTTTGTACAAGCTGTATATAAAAATGTAAGACATTTGTTTTTGTTTATCTCATGTAACGCTTGTCTCAAACAGCTTGTACAACCATTATACGAAATCGACGTAACAATCACAAATACGAAATTGACGTAAAGTGCGGAATAATCGTATAAATTTGTTTAATTAGTTAAATTAAACATTTAAATCTAAATATTAGTAATGTTTGCTAATGTTTTCTATTGATTTTGTTTTTTAAATAGAATACTATGTATATATAGTACGATATGTACATACTATACACATGATACATATACTATATAAACGTATAAAAAATTGAGGGGTTGAGAGCAATGAAACGAAATGAGTATAAAAAACAGTTAGGTGAAAGAATCAAAAAGAGAAGAAAAGAATTGGGAATGACTTTAGAGGAAGTTGCAAGGGAAGCTAATTATAGTAAGAGTTTTTTGTGTGATGTAGAGAACGGAAGAAGTGCTATGAGCACAGCTAATTTATCATTAACAGCGCAAGTTTTAAAAGTGCCTATGGAATATTTATTATATGAAGAAGATTTAAAAAACAATGAAGATACAATAGTGCAAACCATTGAAAAGGATGGTGTCAATTATGAGATATTATTGTCGAAGTTTGTATTTCCTAATGGTTTGACTTATTCTGAAATGGAGGATAAAATTAAGATGTTGGAAAAACTACAAGAAATTATAAATAATAAATAATAAATAATGAATAGGGGATAGCGTATGGAAGAATTGAACGGTATACTAATGGTAAGGGTCAATGGAGAAATTAAACATATAGACATTGATCAAATAAGTAATTTACTGTCAAATAATCTATTACTAAATTCTAAAGATATTAAACCAAAGGAGCAGGCAGTGTAAACCTGTTCCTTTTTATTTTCCTTATATTACATTTTAGCCTTAAAAGGCTTCTAACCATAATTTATTTTTTTATGTATAAATCATCAAGAACAATTAAAATCGCTCTCTATCTATTTCTAATCGTCAAAAAATGATGTTTTATTTTTAGTAGATAATATTTTTCGTTTCAATTCTTCACTGTCAAGTTCTCCTTCATGTTTTGATAAAGGTTTTAATAACTTTTCCTCTAAGTCCTCAAAGTCATATTGTCTTTGTTCAAAGTCATTAAATTTATCTAATTTAAATTTTGAGTTATTTTTGTTATTATCCTTATTTTTTTTCTTTTCATTTCTATAATTTTCAATGTCTTTAAATAGATCTTTTCTATTTAAAATATTTTTTCCTATATAACTATCTATAACTTTTTTAAATCCTGCAAAAGACCTTATATTTATTTCAGTACAATATTCAATAATAGCTAGTATAAATTCACCATTATATTTTTTTACATAATCATCGAATTTAATATTTGTAGTTTTCTTTAATTCACAAATATTATTTTCAAATTCATTTTTCAGTATACTACTACTACTAGTAATCTTTGTAGAAGTCTTTGTAGTAGTCTCTGGTATTGGTTCTGCCAAATTGGCAACACCATTCTGCCAATTTGGTTGTATGGTGTTGCCAATTTGGTTGTATGCCCCCCCATTCTGCCAAATTGGTTGTATGGTATTTTCATTTTTATTCTTTTTAGCAATAGCACCTTTTTTTCCTGATTCACTTCTTTTAGATGATAATATTTCTTTATTACTTAAACTTTTCTTACAAACTTCTAATAATTTTTTGTAGTCTATGGTGTACCATTTTGTTTTATCACCCTTCATTTTATTAAAAGTTTTTGAAATTAAAAGTCCATCTTTTTCTAGTTTTTGTAATGTTCTTTCTACTGTTCTTATGCTTAAAAAATCGAACTCATCTTCATGCCATTTTTTTATAGTATTATAAGTCCAATATTTACCTTCTCTAAAATTTTGTTTTGTCTTTTCATTGTGTTTAAGCCAATAATGTATTTGTTGGAATATAACGGCTTCTTTTAAACCTAAACATTTAGCTAATTTTCTATTTATGACTATAGGTTCATCAGTAAATAGTAATTCTTCAATTTGTATATCATTTTTTCCCATAATAAAAACCTCCATCTATGTATCCAAAAATGAATTACACAAATAAGAGGTATTTCCTTAAATTTAATATTGACTATTTTATATGAATATCTTATAATTATAATCATATAATAGTTAATAAAAAGGTAACACCTTTTGTGTGTCCGTATTAATCTCAAGTTTGCCGACTGCAAGATTAATGCGGGTTTCTGATTTTTTGGATATATTTTATTTAAATTCGATAAATTCACTGCTTATTATTTAAATTTTACAATAAATATGTGCATATGTAAAGAAGTAAAGAGGATAACATAAGTTTATTTGTATATCCATGTATACTTCTTTTTTATATTATCACAAGGGTATTTAAAAGCAATATAGAAGTAATATTATAATAATATTATTTTTATAACAGAGGTGCTAATATGGAGATAATGCAAAAGCAAGAGTTTAATAATTTAAAAATAGAGCAACAAATACAATATATAAATAGTTTATTAGAAGAAGGATACACTGTAACTAAAGCATGTAAGAGTATTGGAATAGCACGATCTACAATAGGTGGTAGATTTACTAAAGAGGGTTATAAATACAACGAGATATTGCATAAATATTGCAAAGATAATGCAAATGTAGAAGAAGTTATAATGCCCAAAGAGATTACATTAGAAAATACATTGCAAAAGCAGGATAATATTAATAATGCAAATATAATGCAAAATACATTAAATGAAATAATGCCTATTTTATTAGAAATGGTAGAGTGGTATAAAACCAAAAATAGTTTAGAAGAAAGAGTAATAGATGTAGAAACAATAGAAATAAATTTAAATGCAAAAGAATTGGGTGGAGCTATATCTACACATTCTTTAAGGTGCTATGAAAGTGCATATGTAGAGTTTCAAAAGACTTGTGAACAATATAAAGGATATAAAAAACAAGATCTTTTAAGTGCTGCATTATTAGAATTTGCTAAAAAGTACAGGAAATAATATACCTAATGTTTATATAAAGTTTAGGTATAAATGAACTGCTATTAGGAAATAAATGTAAAATATTAACAGGTATTGCCTTGACTTATCCATGTGTTTTAGGTATAATTTAGGTATAATATTGCACAGGAGGTTTATTATGAAGGAATATGTAATAACACTAGATGTTGGTAAGTTTGATACTAAGGCTATAGGTAGATCTGCAAATGGAACCGCAGAAAACATTAAAAGAGTAAGCTTTAGAACAAAAATGTATGATATGGATAAAGGATATATAGATTTAGAAGGAAATAGCTATAAGGTTACATTAGGTAATAAAGAATACATTATTGGTGAACAGGGAGAAAATAAAAGTAATGAAACTAGTAAAACAAATATGTTACATAAACTAGCAGCATATACAGCTATAACAGAGTATTTAGAACCTAATACAAAAGACAATAATATAAAGTTAGTATTAGCATGTCCGCTTAGTGTATTAAAAGTTCAAGAAGCTAAAGAAGAATATAAGGAATTTATAAAAGGTTCTGAAGAAATAAATATAAAAGTAAATGATAAAGAATACAACTTTATAATAGATGATGTAACAATTAAAGCAGAAGGATCTGGAATATTATATTTAGAGCCAGAAACATTTAAAAATAAAAATATCGCTATAGTTGATTTTGGTGGATTAAATATGGGATTTAGTTTATATCAAAATGGAGTTTGTAAACAATCAGGAAGGTTTATAGAAGAACATGGAGTAAATGCATTAACATTATTGGTACAAGATAAATTAACAGCAATTAATAAAGGTAATTTAGTTCCTTATAATCAGGCAGAGCAGGCATTGGAAAATGGATATGCAACAAAATTAGGCAATGTAGATGCAGAAAGTGCAAGTAAGGTAACAGAAGCTAAAACAGAGTTTTTTGACAAAGCATTAGAAATAATAGGCGGTAGAGGGTATCATTTAGACCAATATGATGGCATTGTTTTTGTAGGTGGAACTACACAAAAGTTAAAAGAAACAATAGTAAATAAATTTCCTAATGCAACAATACCTACAAACTCACAATGGACTACTGCAGAAGGATTGTACAAAATAGCTTGTGCAAAATACAATAAGTAAAGGAGTATTAGCATAATGCCAGGTGGAAAACAAAAGGCTGTTACTTTGTCTTTTTCAAAAAAAAATGAAGATATACACACTCTTTTAGAAGATAAGAAAAAGGATACTACTTTTGTACAAAATGATTATATTTGTGACGCTATTAGATTCTATGAAAAAAATAAGAATAAAATAAATAATGAGTTTGATAAAGATAAAATAATAGAACTTATAGATAAAAGAATTAAAGAACTTATAGATAATGATTTAATAATAGATAAAGACAAAGTAGAAGAAAATTTTAATAATAAAAAGCTAGAAGAAAATTTAGATTTTGATGATCTTCTTCTAGCCGATGATTAAACCCCAGAAATACTGGGGTTATTTTTATATTGCAAATATATTATTATAATAATATTACAAAAATAATGCAATGTATTATTTTATATTTATAGCAATAGGATCAGCTAATTCGATTTCGGGATTAAACTCTGGCGCCTTATCTAATAAATGAGATTCTTGTATATGTGTATTAAATTCTCCAACTACAGCCTCTCTTAAATGTGCTATTTCTTTAGGAGATATATCAGGTATCAATCTAGCAATTTCATCATCAAATAGATCTGCTTTTATTCTTCCTGTATATCCTATGTTTGCATATTGTTGTTCTATAGCTAACATTACATTAGTTGCTATTGTATGATACATATTGTACTTATCTGCACCTATTTTTTGTATTGTAGCTTCTTTTTTCTTTTGTAAGAACTGTATAGCTACATTAGTTAAATAAGTTGCAAATATCATTAATATACTTCCTAGGCATTGAAATAATACTTTTACTATTTCAGATTTCATTTATACACCTCTATTCATTATAGTTAATAACTGATTGACAAGTGGAGTATCTATCGCCAGTAAAATGTTTATGTATCTTAGCTTGAGTTGGATAATCTTTTATAAGGCCTCCAACAGCATAAATCTTTTTAACTGAAGAATAATCAAAGCTTTTTCTAGAATCCCACATTGTAGGGCAGTTTAATTTGTCTGCAAGATATTCCGCAGCTCTTTGATCTATAGGATAATGATATATAACTAATTTCTCCACTTTATTTTCCTCCTTTGGGTTGGTTGGTATACTAGGAACTTTGCCTGTAATACCTTTAACTATAGCATTAGCCATATTTTCAGCATTAAATCTACTCATGTCTTCGGAATTATCACAGAAACAACATTCTATAAGCATTGCTTTGGCTTTAGTATGTTTTAATACATATAAATTACTTCCATCTTTTATTCCCCTATTAGTAAAGCCTAAACTAGCTAAATTATTTAATACTCTATTAGCTTCTGTAAAGCTTTTTCCACCATATGTAAATACTTCAGTTCCATGAGCTGATCCATTAAAACAATTAAAATGTATACTTACAAATAAATCTAAGTTATAGCTATTTGCCTTATTTACTCTATATCCTAAACTCTGACTTAAACTGCTACAACTATCTAATGTGCAGTCAATAGCAGTATTTCCCATACTTTTTAGTTTGTCTATAACCCTTTTACCAACTTCTCTAGTTAAATTAGATTCTGCTTTAATACCAACAGCTCCATAATCGCTGCCAGACAAAGTATGTCCACAATCTATTCCGTATGTACTCATGTTATTTCTCCTTTCTTTCAATTTGTGTTCCTAAACACCTGTATGTTCTATCATCTATTTTTACAACACGCTTTTGTGTGTCTGTTGTAGTTTCTAATAGATTTTTTAATAATCTTAACGTTTCTTTCTGGTCCTTATCATTAGATAATAGGACTTTATTATTTATAGTAACTAAATCATCTATTTTGCTGCATAGTTTTTCTATTGTAGTACTGCCATTTAAATCTTTTAATCTTTTAAAAATAAGAACTATGCAAATTAACAGTATAAGTAATGTTGCTCCAGCTATTCCTAGCTGTAAATATAACTGTTGTGTAGTCTCTGTTACCATTATGCACCTCCTTGAATTATTATATTAATTTTAACATATTTGGAATATACAAGTGTAAAAGACAGGTTTTCACCTGTCTTTGTTATGTAATAATATTTAACTATTTATCTTCAGGTGGCATATTGTCAGGGTCGAACTCGTCTCCGCAAATTAACTTATACTCTTTAGGGGTTATCTCCCCATAAGGATTCTTTTCAGTGACAACCGCTTGCCATAACAATTCTTTATCTATAGCACCTATATTATATGCCATTTCCCAAAACTCCATTATTGTAACCCTCCTTTAAGTTTCATTATTTCTATTTTTGCTTTTGCTATTTCTTCAGCGTTCTTTTTTAATAAACCTTTTAATTTCATTGATTCTAATTTATTTGTAGCTAACTCTTTGGTTAGATAGTCTATCTTTGTATCTTCGCTCACTATTGTTTTAATGGGTATTTTATCATAATAGACCATTTTAGTTTCAAAATTTACCTTCATAACATATTCATATTGAGAATTTTGTGGTTTGTCTGGTATTTCATCAATGAAGAATCCGAATTCCAAAAGTTCTTTTTTGGAATAGGGTGTACCATCATCTTTTTTCAAACCATATTCTTTGTGCAATGGAGATGCACACATCGCATAACCTGTTCCAGTATTATAAACAAACATTTTATTACCTCCCATATACTTGTGTTGTGCTATCCGTTACGCCATTTCTGTCTTGGTCATAGAATATTATCAAACACGTTTTGTTATCATACGACAAAAAACATTTAGAGCAATCGTAACTTGTAGAAATGTTGAATTCTGTTATAACTCTACATTCAGGGCGCGGGTAAGAATCGCCAGTTTCCAATTTAGAGTTTTTAAAATATACTTCAAACATTCTTTTGCTTCTCCCATTTATAATAAAACCATTTTTAGGATTAGGAGACATACTAGCGCATGATAAGTGGTCGTCTTGACTGTGATACAACAGCTTTGGAACATCCACAAACGTAACCCCATTATTGGAGTTTTTAACACTACCGCTAATAAGACAATAACTTAAACCAATTTCGGGGTCGGTGACTGTTGCTGTAGCGTATGATGAATAGAAGTTTTTAAAACTTGCCGATACATCCTCTTGTGAATTATATTTCATTTTACAATAGTTAGAAGAATTAGTCGCTGAAGCGCCGTACAACCAACCATCATATGCCATGTATTCTCTTAATTTAGTATTCAAACTGTATGTCGCCTCTACAAATGTTGCTTTAATACGCTTTGATAGCGTTTCATCCATAACCAACAAATAAGTGGCTGTAGTCGCAAATGAACTAAATATAAATATAAACTGCTTCGTAACAGGGTCTTGAACCACCTTGTGTATATAAGCGCCATTGCTCCCAGTTGCATCTTGTGGTATTGATTCTTCGTGTTTTTTATACAAAAATCCTTCGTCAGTATATTCTATAATAGTATACCAAGCAACAGTTTTGGTGGATTTGTTGTTTTTGTATATACCTATAAAACCCGTTATAGAAGGATATAATTGGCAAACATCAAAACTCCAATCCAAATCTCCAACATCATGTCTTTTGACAGATTCGCTTTTGCCAAACTCTCGCCAATAAACAGCGTTATCACTTGATTGGTGCATTAATATACCTTTGTTATTTATAGCTATATTGCTTTTATCAGAACCGACATTCGTTTTAACGATATCCAACGGTATAGGAGTATAAGATTTCTTCTTGAACCTTCCCAATGGAGTGATGCCATTATTTTTGATTTGACCTATAATTTTGTGTAAATATAAAGAGCTACAACTAGGCAATTAAACTCACCTTCCTTTCAATTAAATCTCCATCTTTGTATATCAGGTTAAAGTGATATACCCTGTATGCGCTTTCGCGTTCGTTATATAAAACTATTTTTTGTTTCGTATAATTACCTTCGCTATTTATATCTGAAATTTCTGATGTCATAGTTAGTTTTCCCGCATGACCAGGCGTAGGGTCGGGGGTTCTATAAGATACATTTTTATATATACCATTATTGTCTTTATTGTATCTTGCTATGTTAGATATTTGAGTTAGTAAATTTATTTTATTTAAATCTTCTTGTATTTTTTCATCGGTTAATTTTAATTCTTCAAACTTTGATGTATTATCTTCTACGTTCTTTTCTAATGTTTTATCCAACATTGATATATCTCTGGAATTTTGTAGTATTCCGTTTTCTACATGGTCAAGATTCTCTTGGTCTAGATTCGTACCGTGAGTTACCACGCCAGAATCGTCTTTTACAATCTTTGCTTCTTTACCATCTATCAAATACGTGGTAGGTTTATTATCCAACCTATCCACGAAATTGACCTTTTTATATATTGTAGTAGCCATTATTCAATCAAACCTCCTTCAACGAATTGAAAAGGATATTCTACTATGATTTCGTCATTAGCCTTTTTAAATGATAATTCCTTAGAAGTATATACAGTATCATCTTGAGCCAACAATTTAAAATCTGTGAATTCTCCCACTTCATCTCTTCCAATTTTGAAGAATAAAGTTATTAGATTGTCTTTGATTTCATTTTTATGAACTGTTTTTGTTTTATCTTCTCCATCTTGCTTATATGATAAATGTTTTATATCTGCTAAAAATATTTTGCAAATTCTATTTAATCCTTCATTAGTCATTTAATCACTCCTATATTAAAATTATAGTACAATTCCCATAGCTCGGCTGGTTTGCGCTGTTCCAGTTTGTAATAATGAATATCTAGTATATTTAGGGCCATTTGATTTTATAGCAATCTTTTCATCGCTTGTCATATTGAATCTAAATTCATTGTTTATCTTTATATTTTGTTGTCTTTTAATGTTTAAATTTCTTACACTCTTAACGATAGTTTTATTCTGTGAACTTCGCCATTTTAAATTGCTTTCTGTATTTACCCTGATTACATTTGTTTTGAAATTAACTCCGTATTGGTATCTAACACCTATGGGAAATGTTTTTTTTAGAAATGGAACAATTGTTAATGCACGAGTTGTATCAGGGATATAATCTTCCTGATTTTTAATTCTATCTGCGTTCAGCGCTGTGCCCATTTGGCTTAATGAGGATGTCTCTGTAGCACCTGTGACGTTGTATCTTTTATCGACTATTATCTTGTCGTTGTGAAATTCTTCAGCTCTTAGAAGTATTCTAATAAGAGCGGGTTCATTATCTGTAACAACATCATTCCATCCTTCCTTCATGCCTATGTATATATCTTCACCTAAAAATGTTTTACAAATATTGTTTATATTTTCAATTGTGCCAGTGGAATTATTAATAATTATTTGAAGTTTAATCATTTTTCTATATTCGTCGTCATCTAGCATATTTCTTGGTAAGGCAACTATATCGCCTATTATATCTAAAGCAAATCCTTTTGCTTTGTTTAGATTTCTTTGTTTCATGATTTCTACAGCTTGTGATATTATTTCATCTTGAATTATAGATAAAGCTTTGTAATAAATATGGTTATTATGCTTTTTCATATAGTACGGTAATAGTTCGTACATTCTCTCTAAAGTATCAGATTCATTATTCGCCATTGCTTATCACCTCGATATCATTAGAAATGGCTACCTCTTCCTCTCCTATAACTATATTCTTTTCAGCTAATGGTTCACCGACTTTTCCTATTTCTACTTTAATATCTTCTATTCCCTCTAAATTAGCAGACCCTATTACGGAAAACAATTTAAACAAAGTAACATTTTTCCCTAATCCAAATTCATTTATAGCGTTAGATGTTAAACCTTCGATAATTTTGTTTCCTTGGATCGGGTAATCTTTGTTAGTTTTTATAGTTATTTTAGCATTAATTTTAATATATTCCGGTCGTGTAATTCCTATCGGGTGAATTTCACCCATGCTATCCTCTATGCCAATATATTTAGAACCGTAAGCTTGTATTCCTCCTGGCTTCTTATCAAATATAGCCTGCGCTATCTCTTTGTCATCACCGCCGACCACTAGAACTCTGAAGCATTTTTCTGGTATGCCATTTACAACCTGCATTGTGTCATTCTCTTTTATATGAACACTGGAAACTCCTGTTACCCTCAACACGTTAGCCATAATGCTGTCATATACATTTGTATTTCTAATGCTCACTGAAGCCTTATAACGTTCTCTAAACTCTGTATCACTTTCTTTGTCTTGACCTTTAATAGTATCCTTTTCATTAGTAACTGAAGTAAGCCCTATGATAGGATTAACTATTAGAGTTATTGTACCCGAGGGAGTGTTTCCACTAGCTCCTGCCGTCATAGCTACAACGTCTAATGTGATAGAACCACTTTCTGGTATAATTCCTTCTCTTGTAGTTTCAAATACAATACTAGATTTTGTAGCTACTTTGAATCCTTTATATATAACCGTTCCTTTTTCCCCTATAAAAGTAACCGCACCTTCAGCCTTACTCGCTTGCTTACGACTGATTCCAATATACATTCCCTTATCAGATAGTTGGTTACCTTCGGCATATCTAGGAGAAGCATTGTAAAAATTTTGTTCTAATATCTCCCATAAATCTGATACAATATACATTATCGGAGCAGTAAAATGCTTTAAAGGGTCTTGGTCTGAAAAGTCAATATTTTCACCAAAATAATCTTCTTGTTTTAAACGTTTTTCTACTTCTTCGATTAAATCCTGATATGTTTTTCTTTTATATCCCTCCGGGGTGATTCCGAATTTACTCATTTATTTTTATCCCCCCTAACTGTATTTTATCTTCGTATTCTTTATATTTATATCTTACACTAACTAGCGTTTTTCTGTTGATTCTATCATAATCTATTATAATGTCATCAACTTTTGATACTGTATTGTCTTGTAATAAAGCATCAGTTACAGCAAATTTTTTCTTTTCCTTAGATGTGTTTTTCTCATTTATATCTAATAATAGTTCTCTATCCATGCCCATAGTAGAATCAAAAAACATTTCTCCGAGAACTATATATAATAATCCAGTTGTTTTTTGTATTTTCTGATCTAATCCATTTACAATAACAGCTCTTTTGCTTACAAATTCTAAGTCACCATTATTAAATTTTAAACTATTCATTTTACCACCTCGCAAATACATTATTTGAAGTTATATACCCATCCCCATTTCTACAAACAACTGGGTAACTCTTACTTCCTTTACCTAATGTTATTTTAGGTGTGTCTATTTCCATCTCACCATTAGGTTTTATAGTCGCTTTAAAGTTTTTACTTTTGATATTAACCTCTGCTGTTTGGCACTCGGTGTTAATCGGGCATATATTAATTGGTATAGCTATCATGTCGTTGATTGAATGTTGACGGTCTGTGGCATTATTTCCCAACATAGAGTTTAAGAATATATTATCTATGTCATAGTCTATAGCTAACATAATCACCCATTGCCCACGTTGAGGAACTCCGCTTATAATTATTTCTCCAAATCCTATATTAGTTACAGGAACTTCGGACATTATAGGGAAAACCTCTCCTGTTGAATTATCTGTATGCATAGGTTGAACGTCTATGGTGTTGTTATCATTCACACGTTCAACGATACCCAACATAGCCACAGCAAACTCATTTGACATGGATTGTTTGACCATTTGAAGAACTTCAACAACCTCTCTCATACTCTCCTTACCTCCAATTCACTTGTAAAGTCTGAACCGTTGTGATTCCCTTTAACAACCATAACATATCCATTTAATGTTAAACTTCTCATTTGAATAAGTGAGTAAGGTGTTAATGCATGATTCAGTAAACAAGTAACTTTATGGGATGCAGGGTTACCTTCCTCGTCTATAGGCTCAACGGACATTAGTCCTTCTCTACTACCTAACACGTAAGCCATTTCAGTTCCTTTGTGAGCCTCCAATATATCCACTACGTTATTGTGTATGGACACCCTAGAGCCACAATCTTGTGCTATTCTAGTTACTAAATCTATGCAAGTACCTTTCGCATGAAATCCTCTTGGATAGTTCTTTTTACTTCTTAATTGTAGGGTATTGGGTTTTACCCCTCCTGCATAATACAAAATATCTCTTATTAAATGTTCTGCTGAAGGATTCCCTTTATACATATAGTTTATCCTCTTTTTAAAATGTTGATTTGGTACATCTAATGTCTTTATTGTTGTTATTCTATCCATGCCATTGTATGTGGTTCTTACAGAAGCTATTACACCACTTATAACAACACCTATATCATTTCCATAGCCTGCGTTTACTATTATCCCTGCACCTTTAACAATGTTATTTAAGCTGTCTCTATTTAAATTATATAGAATTACCTCTCCTTCATTAGGTATTGGAGTGGTATCAAATTCTATTTTGAATTCTATATCAAATTCAGGATAGGTATATCTGCGTGTTCCAATTACTACTTCTATATTTCTTTGCCAATATTGACTAATCAGTCTATCCCCTGCCCTCATTGTTAACGACCTCCTCAATCTTTAAAATAACACTATCGCCCAATTCGTTATAACCAACCCTTGATACTTTGGTGTCATTTGTGAATGGTACTATATCTACGTTAGGAAAATTAGTAGCTCTATTACCATCTTCATCAGTAGCAAATGAAAATAATGGTTGATTTAAAATAACTTTTTCGCCTGTAACTAAGTATTCTCCATTATATTTAAGTGAAACTGTAAAATGATTAAATAACAAATTGTAATCTATTTCAAATATATATTCCTTACTATCAAATTCCATATTGAAAAAGTAAGGTATTTCTGTTTTGTAAATAGGTATTTCCATGGGAACCCTCCTACTTCTTAGTTTGTTTACCTTTATTCTTCTGAGCTTCCAACTTAGCTCTCTTAGCTTCCTCTTTGGCTTCCTTTTGAGCTTCCAACTGTTCTTTCAAGGCTTCTATATTAGGTATGCTTAGCTTACTAGCATTGATGCTCACATACGTTTTATTTACTATATTAACTTCTTTTAGCTGTATGGTGTATTCAATCCCTAATCCTATTTCAGCACTGTGTTTAAAATCAAAGGATTCCATTATACAGCTTCTCCAATTATTAACACCATAATATTTTAAAATTGTTCTATTTACTGAGTATCTTCTCAGTTGATTTATTGTAGCTTCTGGGTATTCTTTATTGTCAAATATATATCCACTAATTTGTATTCCAATCATGTTTTTTCTCGCGTGATCTGTTATTGTGGCACCATCTTCCACATTTTTTTCAGTTATACTATTAGAAAAATTTATTTGTTCTTCTTTTACAACTGTAAGGTATACATCACCTAACTTGCATAAATTCGGCATTTTCACACCTCCTAACTAGATTTTAGCATAAAATAAAAAAGCCCTTTGAAAAGGACTTTTTAAACTATATTCTTGCTAATAATTCAGTTTTCTTTTTGTCAAATTCTTCTTTGGTTAATATTCCCGAATCCTTTAATTCTCCTAATTTTTTAATTTGTTCTAATATGTTATCTTGCTTATCAGTAGCATTATTACATTCTTTTGATGTTATGCCAGAATCTCTTCTAGCTTTTAATATATCACTTACTAATAGAGTAGCATTTAATGATTCAAATATGATTTTATTTTCTATACCATTTTGATTACAAGTTAATATTAAATAATTATGATTTTCTACTTTTTTCTTTTTAGCTCCAAATGCATATATACCTAATAACAATAATCTTGTCATAGTTACATCTTTTTCTATATCTTTAGATTCTTTATATTCTACATTAATTACATCCTCTAATGGAATCGAGAAACCTACGAATTTATATGATTTAACGGAAGGAACAAAAACAATGCCTTTTTCATAGATATCTATAGTCCCATGAATTGGAATACCACAATTAAAATCTATATGTCCACCTAGATATGAGGTTTTTGTACTTCTTATTTGACTACCATATTTTTCATTATCTTTATTAAACTCTGTTAGTTTTAGATTCTTTTTATCTTTGTTTTCTTTTAATTTAGAAAATACCCCCATTTTCTACCTCCTCAAGTCGCTATTTCATCTAAATATTAACATATAAATAAATTCAATACAATATTATCCTATATCTGTATAGCTTAATTGCATACTGGTAGTGTTGAATATGCTAGCTAGTTCTTCCCTAACTATTTCTGCTACAGCTCTTCCTGTTGCCCGAGGATTTCCACTATCATGTATATCTATATTTATGTTTATATTAGGTGTGCTACCTTTATTACCTTGATTCAGTAATCTTCTAGTCGTATTAGCTGGTGTTACCTCATCCCCCCTATTTAGATTTAATATTTCAGGACCATTTTCTCCAACTAGCGTTTTCCCGCCAATAGCGTTTTTTGTACCAGTTGCTAATTTTTGAATGATCTTTCCACCTCTACCTGCTGCTGTTACGCTAGTAGAACCTTTTCCTATGCCCTTGGTATCAGGTTTTTTCGGACCCGCGGATGGTGCAAGATGATCTAATTCTGGAATGTTAGGTACATTTACTGATGGTATTTTGTTAATTAAATCTATTAGCATATTTATTTTGCTAATAAAATAATTTATTTTATCTATTACTACATTCAAGGCAGCGATACCAACATTTTTAAGTCCATTGAAGAATAAATCCATGTAGTATCTAGCTGTTTCACTTTTATTATATAATACTATTAGTCCTGCAACTAATCCAGCTACAAGAGTTATAACAAGACCTATTGGGTTTAAGTTTAATACAACATTTAGCGCTGCTTGTGCGCCTGTCATTAGCTCCGTTGCTTTCTTCCATTTGCCATATAAATCAACTACTGTTTGAATTATTTTCATGGTTATTATACTAGTTACTATTCCGGCGATAGCAGGTACTATTATATCTTTATTTTCTACAACAAATTGGGCCACTTCTCCGAATTTATTCATAAACCATTCTAGATCGTTCAGTAATTGTGGTATATGTTCACTAATAGAAACTAAGGCATTTTTAAAGCCTTCGCCTGCATTTTGGTTATTTACAAGCTCTATCATTGCATTACTTAATTTATTTTTAAGCATATCTAATGCACCAGATACAGTGTTGTTTTGAACATCTGCCATTTCCTGTGATGCACCGTTTGAATCTTTAATCTTAGCGGATAATGTGTCGTACTTTTCTCCAGCTCCATCCAATAGTATTGAAAGACCTGCAACGTTTTCTTTACCACCGATTAACGCTTTTATTTGTTGTTGTTGTGCTTCAGTCATGCCAGACATACTTTTCTTTAAATCTATAAGTATTGAATTAAGAGGCCTTATTTTACCATTGCTATCAGCTGTAGCTACTCCTAATTCCTTTAGCTTGTCAGCAACGTTTTTCTGAGGTGATGTTAAGTTAAGTAATACGTTTCTTAGTGCTGTACCACCCTTAGCACCTTTATAGCCTGAATCCGCTAAAATACCTAGTTCAGTGTTTAATCCTATTGTATCAAGCCCCGCATCTTTAGCAACCGCACCAACTGTTAATATAGCTTCACCTAGTTGTTGAACATTAGTATTACTCTTTTGTGAAGTACGTGCCATTTGGTCTGAAAATCCTTCTAAGTCCTTGAATTTAAGACCTAAAGCTGACATTGAATCTGTAACTAAGTCAGAAGCCATTTGTATATCCATAGCTCCTGCTGCCGCTAGGTTTAATACTGTTGGTAATGCTCCGGCTGATTGATTAGCGTCCCATCCTGCTAACGCCATGTAGTTTAATGCCTCTGCCGCTTGCGTTGAAGAATACCTAGTTGTTTCTCCTGCTTTCATAGCGGCGTTTCTAAGAGTTTCGTAATCATCATTACTTATTTTACCCATTGTAGCGTGAACATTAGCCATTCCTTGCTCGAATTCAGCATATGTTGACATCATTACTTTGCCTAAGTCATAAACCTTTTTTGCTGTAAATGCTCCTACCCCAAGTTTAACAAGCTTCATTAAACCACCAGACATTCCACCGGTGTTCTCTTTTACCCCTTTTGTCTCATCTTTTAAACCTCTAGCTTCTTTTCTTGCAGCTCTTGTTAATTCTTGCATTTTTACTAAATCACCATTGGCATATCTTATCTTACCATTAGTATCCCTATAAGCATCCGCAAGATCTTTAACATCTTTCTTTATTTTTGTAGTTTTCTCTGTATTTTTAGCATAGTAAGAACTTGCTTTTCTTAATTCATTGTTTATTGTTGAGTATCCGGTGCTAGTTTGCTTAGTTTCTTCTTTCATTTTAGCGTAATAAGAAGTTGCCTTACTTAATTCACTGTTAGTGCTAGCTGTAGAGGTTTTAATTTGATTACTTTCTTCTCTAAGTTTAGCGTAATGAGAGGTGGCTCTACTCAATTCGTTAACCATCGTTGTTTGGCCTACTGCTGTTGCTCTAGCTTCTTCTCTTAATTTAGCATAGTGTGCTGAAGCTGAACTTAATTGAGTATTTACTCCATTAAAATTTTGATTTAAGTTTAAGCTAGCTTGTGCAACTCCTATAAGTCTTTCTTTAATACTTTTAGCTTCTTCATTACTTTTTTCAAACTGATAGCCCATTCCTGAAGATGCTTTTGTTATATTCCCGACTATAGTTCCAACACTGGCACTACTTTGCGCTATTTTGCTAAAAGAATTTGCAGCCTTAGTAGAACTTTGAGTTATATTTTCAAATCCAGAATCTATTTGTTTCTCTTTTTTAAGAACTTCAGATAATGCTGAATCTTTACTTTCAAAGGATACAACATAAGTTAATTCCTTTAAACCAGCCATTTATACACCTCCTATATTAAAAAAGGGAAATGGCAAATAGCCACTTCCCATTAAGATTTTTTTATTCTTTAATTGTATTAGAATCTCGCCATTGCTTATAAGCTTCTACTGTTTCGTACAATCTCTCATCACTCATGGCTTCTAAATCTTCCATTTTGTATTGCTTTGAGTTAAATACTAATTCCCACAAACTTACATCACTTATTACTTTGTTCTTTATCTTTAAGTTTGCTTGTTTCTTTAGCAAGTCTATAGCGCTTGGGATTGTCGGAAAATTCCGCCACTTCTTTCATTATTTCAGCGTATAACTCTATTACATTCTCACTTTCATTAATTTGTTCAATTAAATTTTTAGGAGAAACTATTAAATTTTCTTCTACTGCTTTTTCTACGAATGTACCAACTAACATTTGGCCATTTTTTCCTATGCATTCACAGTGAAAATCAACCATTCTGGCTGGATTCTTCGCCTGACATACGATAGTCAGCGGTTTATCTATTATTTCTCCTTTATCATTTTCCTTTTTTAATATTACTTGAAAATCTGCATTCATACTCATTCGATTATTCCCCTTTCACTCTTTATTTTTCTTTCACAGAAACAAGTTCAAATTTAGTATCTTGATTTTTAAATACATCCTTATTAAAATTTAAGAAAAATATATTAAAAGCATGTATTTCATTTATTTCTTTATTGAATTTTGCTACAGGAATGGTACATTTACATTCATGCACAGTCGTATTATGTGATAATAAATACTTAATTTCAAACTCTTTCACATCAACAGCCATATTAACCTACCTTTTTTATTCATATTTCATATCTAGCGCAGGCACAGCTATTACCCATTCCTGTTCTGCTATTTCAGATCCTCTTGTCAGATTGGCAGGCTTCATAATTACACATTCTGTCCCTCCTGCTTTGGACTTAGAAACATCGTTCCCATCAACCAATTGTGTGTCAAAAGTTGTATCGCCCTCGCTTAGGGTATAAAGTATCTTATTGCTTGGACTATCATGCTTTAAAGAAAAAGTAATAGTTCCAGATTTATCCAAACTCCTGGCAAATGTGGTATCTCCCTTCATTCCTGTATGTTTAACGTATTTGTCGCTTTCTCTTTCGCACGCAATTTCGCTACCATTACTAAAGCCTGTGATATAGTGTGTGCCCCTGCTATGTGTAATTATTAAATTAACTAACTCGGGATTATATGGTTTAATCAATTAAAGCACCTCCTCTAAAGATTTAATACAACTGAACCAGTTACACCAACTTCATGCATTGCACCAGCTTCTATGTATTCAAACTCTATGCCTGTGAATCTTCTTGCTTTTCTATCGTCTATATGTATTTTGTCTAATGTTTGGTAAGTAACTGCAAATTGAGGTACACCATCATCATTCTTTAGTATAATTTTATTTTTTGCGGCATCATTTAAAGCTACATCTACTGCAGCTACTACCATTTGTATACCTAAATTATCATAAGAAATTTTTTCAGTCGACATTAATAGTTTAGCAATTTCATTTTCTATTCTGAATCGCACCCAATCTCTACTTTCAACCTGATCTATATACATACCACTCGCGACTTTGCCTTCATCTAATTGAGCAGTTCCCAGGTCCTGAACATCAAATTTTTTAAAATAAGCATTCATATTTTTGCCTTTTATTGCTTGTAGCTCTGAATCAGGTATAATATCAGCTGTTAATCCTTTGATGTTCTTAAACTTAAACGTAAAACTTCCTGGTATTCTAGTAAGTGCTAACCCTACCATTCCACTGTCTAGTCTTTCAAAATTTCTCTTAAAACCTAATACAGTTCTATTTTTTTCTGTTAAATCTGTTGTTATTTCTGTGGTATTAAATTGTGTATAAAACATTTTCTGATTTGCTTCGCACCAGGCACTTAATCCTTCTATTGTTTTTTCTTCTAGATCAGTGCAAAGTAGCCTATACCAGTTGTTATGTTCATTTATTAGCAGATTTAATTCTCCTGTTAAATCTGCTACTTTATCTTCAGAGTTTTTTGCACTCTTTCCGAATACAGCTACTTTGTTCGGCCTAGGATTTTGGCTTGCTATAATATTTGCTATCTTAAATACTTCTGTTTGGGGATCATAATTTTTTTGTAGTTCTATTATACTCCTGCTTATGTCATATTCTTTATAATCACTATCTCTTTCAGTGTCTAATATTAAGACTTTTCCAAAGCCATCTTTGCTTATTACCTGCGTAGCATCTGAAAAATTTACATTTATATCAGCCATGTAGTTACCTCCTTATTGTTAAAACTTCATTTGTGGTTTTGTTATTTATTTCTACAGTTTCAACGCTATCTACATTCATAGTTACAACGTCACTCACCCTAAACACAACGTCAAAACCGTACTTATATACATAGTTCGTTTCTAAAATTGTGGATTTGTCAACCCATTTCGTACTTTCTATGTATATTATACCATTTTCATTTAAATACTGCTTTCCATACGTTTGTAGCCAATTTGCAGTATCTTGCATAAATTTAAAAACACTTTCGTAATTATCTGTATAAAATGTTAAGCTAAAACTCATTTTAGGCTCTTTAACGCTCTGCATAGTTATACCAGTACCATTATAACTATGTGTTATAGTTCCCCTCATATCGTCCTTATCTTGTATATATGGGGTTAATATTCCTACAGTAGCATAAGGAAATGGTGGTATATTATGTATCATATTAGATTTTATAAAAAGGTATTTTTCATCTATTGAATTTAAACCTTTAACAAAGGTATTCCAAATATCATATATATTAATCATTTATTTTCTCAACTCTTTTCATATAATATCTTTTGAAATCTTCATTTATAATACCATAATCTATAATTGAATATATTTTGTATTGTTTATCTCCATCATGTACTATCGTATTACTTTTTAAAATTTTATTCGTGTACAATTTTATATCATCAACACTATATGTCCCATCTTCTAAAAATTTTAAATCTCTTTCTGATAAAGGTAATATTGCACCTTTGAAATTTATTACTTCTTCTTTGCCTTCTATATATTCACCAGTATCTCTATCATAATAACCCTCTGTTACAATTTTAGTTACTAAATCTTTCTTTAAACTATCAAGGACCATATTCATAAAACCACCTCTATTATATCTTAAATGTGATACTTTCTCTTAATCTTCCAGTGTTTATCAGCGGATTAGATTTACCGCCTTTTCTTTCTATTGTAAAAGGATGATTTGATGGGGAACTAACTTCTGTAAGAGTTTCTTTCATAAGATCTGCTAAATATTGACCTACTCTATTTAAAAATGTATCTACATCAATTTGAAAAGTAAAAACCTCATTTAATCCATCTTGAATTAATTTATTTATTTTATTTTGTTTTTCTTCTACTGTTCTTCTTACAAAACTTCTTTCTGGAATTTTAATAGAAGTTGTAGTTGCTTTTAAATGTAATCCATTATAATGTAACCACATTCTCATTTTAGGTGTTACATTTATATTACAACCAAATTCATTGACATTAGCTATCATCAATATATCTGATCCACTATCCCCAAATATACCAATTTTTATTTTAGCTTTTGCAATTCTTTCAATTGCCTGCTTTAATTTCTTAGAATTATCCTTTTTAACAGTCTTTTTTATTCTCATATTTTTTGTCCTCTATATTTATTTATAATTGATATTTGCTGTATATTAAATTTAATCTCATCTTTCCATTCCATTCTTACATCAGATATAGAGTAAGATTTTAAGCCTTTCTTTGCTCCATCGCTATTGTTTATAGCTATTTGTTGTTGAATTAATTCTAAAGCTAATAGTTTTAAATCAAACGGCACCTCTTTATATCCAGCATTATAGCTAACTCTTATATGCCTACGAGGAAAATTTATTTTACCACTCATATAACTGCTGCCACCTGTTCTAAACCATACAGTATCTTTGTATAAAATACCGCTTTTAGTATTTATATCATATTCTTCTTCAGATACTGTATTCAGGACCTCACCATCTAGTACATACTCCACTGAATTAATAGTATTAATAGGATAATTGTTTAATATAAGTGCATTACTATTGCTACCTTTGTATTTTTCTATATAATCCTGTGCAAATATATCTCTACCTATCATTCCTATAATTGTTTCAGATACTCCTTCTATGTATATCTTAAATGTATTATCATTTTGATTTGTATTATCTTTCTCTATATTTAAGAACTCTTTCAATTCTTCTAGAGTGCATAAATTCATTGTTTCCACCTCCTACCTAGATTTTAGCATAAAAAGAAAAGAGGGCTTATTTGCCCTCTTTTACAGTTTCCTCTTTACTTGGTTTTGATTTAAGGTCCTCTTTTTCTTCTTTGGCATATCCACCATTTATAAGTATATTAACAAAATCTGTGTCCTTAGATTCTAATACTTCACCTTTTTTATATACTCTAGCATTTATACCATCTTCTGAACCTACAAATTCTTTTAAAGTTTTTAATTTCAATATACCACCTACTTAACAGGTTCTAAATTAGCATGACCCAATATTCCTAGAGCTGTTGTTCCTGTACCAGTTAACTTTACAGCTACATATCTTTTGCTCCCTCTATAGCCTACTTTATATACTCCCGCTCCATCTGCAGTTATTGCATTGCCTAAATAATCATCCTCTTTAACTTCTGTTAAAGCATCCTCTTTATCGCCTTCATATAATTTAGCCGTTGCTGTTCCTGTTGTTGTTATTGCAAAAACAGCACTGGAAAATCCAGAAGTATCTATTGCAGTATCTGTTTTAGCTTCAACAACTTTTATAGAATTATATAAATCCTTATTAACCATATATTATTACCTCCTAGGATTGTTTTAAAATTTTGATAGTTTCAGGCTTTTTAACTCCGCCACCAACACGCTTAGTTGTGTAGAACTTAATCCATGGTTTAGAAGTTAAATTATCTCGTATAGTTACAAAACCTTGTTTATCAACTATTTGATAACCTTCCCTAAAGTTACCGAAAGCTATTGGTAAACCTCCCGCTGCAGCAACCGGCATATCATCAGCTTCATGTATACCATACCCTAAAACAGTAGCGGGTTGGCCTATTTGTGTAGAAGGTTGCCATAAATATTGACCGTTATTATCTTTAAGAGTTCTTATATCTCTTATTGTGCTTCTTTTACACATAAATACCGCTCCATTAGAATATTCCGCATCTAATCCATAAACAAGTTTTAATAATCCATCAAAATCAAGTTTAGCAGTGATTTGTTCTATTTCATTATTATTTAAAAATCCTTCTGGTTGATTAACACCATTTCCCCTTACAAAAGCAGTACCTTCTAATTGTGCAAATCTATTAGCTATTCTATCAGCTATATAACTTTCAAAATTAAAAGCACTATCATCTAAAAGGGTTTGTGTTATCTTTGGTTCAGCATACATTTCATGTACTGGAATTTTTACTATTTCAAAAGTATCATTTCCAGTAGTAGGTCTTTCCTGTCTTTCTCCTACCCAACCAGATTCGTATTCTCCACCTTTTTCTCTAGGTAACTTATATTCATTACCTTTGCTAATAGTAATAATATCAGCTACCTGTCTTATAGGACTTATCTTTCTAAGTCTAGTTATTATATTACTAGCAATATTTTCAGGTAAGAATATTCCACCATCAGGGTTACTATCACTAGACATAGCTTTCTTCTCTAAAGATTCACCTATAGATCCTGTTCTAGCATAAGATTTAAATTCTTCAACCTCTTTCTTTTCTAAGTCTGTCATAACGTTTTTGGTTTCTCCACCAAAACTAACTCTTTGCATTTTCAATTCCATTTCATCTAATGCATCTTGGATTCTATTTATTTGCTCTCCATCTGCTTTTTTTTCTACTGCTTCCTTTAAGTGTTCAAAGGTGTTATTTATTTCATGAATCATATCTTTTGCATCTGCCATTATTTATGTTCCTCCTTTATTTTAAGTTTTTACCTTGTACATTTCTTAATTGTCTTTCATATTGTCTTGATCTAGTTGTAGCTAATGCATCATATAAATGCCTTAGCGTAGATTCATTTTCTTTACATTTAAATTTACTAGCTTGAAAATGTTCTAATTGGTTTATACAAATTAATATTAAGTCTTCAATAAAAATTCCATTTAACCCATTTTCCTTAACAGGTCCTTTTTGTATATTTATATTTTGAGTAATCTTACCAGTTTCTTTATGAATTATTTTATAAGATGTAGGAGAATTAAATTCTATATCTCCTGGAACAACTTTGGTATGCAATGTTTCCAACTATTTATCCTCCTTATGTACTATATTTTTATATAAGCTCTCTAAGGCTTCAAATTCATCTGCTTTTAACTCTATTTTATCATTATTTGATTTTTTCTGCTTATTAGGCTCTTTTTCTTCTTCTTCCTCTTCTTTAGGCTCTTTTCTATCTTTTTCTTTAGATTTATCTTCTTCTTTATCTTTAGATTTTTTATCTTCCTGTTCCTCTTCTGGTTCTTCTTCCTGGTCCTGATCTTCTTCATCTTCTCCTAACAACTCTTTTATTGCTTTTAAAGTAGATTTAAGCTTTTTTTTATTAGATTTGCTTATTTTAGCACCTGCTTTAGTTTCAATTAATGATTTCATTTCTTCTATTTTAGTCGAAAACTCCTTCTCTTCCTGCTGTGGCTTTAGAGTTTCAATTATTGAATTAAGTTTTTCTTCTATCTCTTTTAAATCCACCTTAGTACCTCCTTCCTGTTTAACATCTGTGATATTAGCTTTAGGATTCATCGGGAAAGTTACTGCAGAAACTTCCATTATGTCTATATCTTTTAAATTTCTAATTGTTTTTTTACCTTCTGTTACATACTCATAATCGAGTGTTTTATACCCTATACTGTTTTTTAATTTATTATTCTTCATAAGGGTATAAGCTTTATAAGCGTTTGGGATAGTAGGATTCCCATTCTCTAATGTATCTAAATACAACTTACCTTCTATATCTATTCCAGTGTTAGTTGATGTTAATTTAACCTCTCCTATGGGTTCAGAAACTGTATGTTGCCACAGATAAGGAACTGTTTTACCATTATTTTTATTGGCCACACTAGGCAGTACCCTATCATTTCCATAATCAATATTATTAAAAGGGCTTGCAACTCCCTTAAATATACCTTTTTCTGTTATTTCTTTAATCTCTATTTGTAGCCCTTTAAATTCTAAGTCCAACCTTTCACCACCTTATACGTCAATATCGTATAGGAATATTATAGCATACTTTAAAAAACTGCATAAAAAGAGACTAGAGTTTAACTCTAGCCATAACTGTAAGTGTTAATAAAACTACAAATTCCAATAATATTGTTGTTAATATACTATAAGCTAATGCATATTTTTCATTTTTAACTCTTTGGAGTATATAATTATATTGTGAAAGTAATAAAGCTAAAGTGCTCAATGATATTGCAAATATACTTTTCATTTAATCACCTCTATTATTTTTAAACCCATGGTTCTAAATGTGTATTAACAATAGGTTTTCTTAATCCTGTTAATTGTTTTCTTAACTTTTCTGAAATACTTCTTATAGTTTCTTCATCAACAATATCTTTAGTTAAACTTATATATTTTTGTTTATACCCTTCTAATTCTTTGTATTCTTCCATTGTCATTGTTACTTGCATTATTTAACACTCCTTTATTTTCAATCCGCACGATTTTGCTATTTCCATGAGATCATTGCCTGTTATATCTTCACAAAAGTTTTTTTTCTTCATTTGCAAATTAGCAAACCATTCTTTTAAATCTTTTTTACTAATGCATGGGCTAATTTCACTTAACATTAACCCTATTCTTATCTCTTCTATGACTTGCATTTCTTCAATGTCGTCATAACCTACTTCATCATAATAAATCTCATCTTCTGTGAACATATCTCACACCCTTGTATTAGCATAATAACCAATATTAAAATGTTCTATGTAGAAGCAATTACCTAAATCAGATACACTTTTAAAAGCCTTTTTTCTTTCTTCTTTTTCTAAGTGCCTACATAAATCAAATCTTTCGTCTAAGTCTTTATAAGGGATAACTTCTATTCTTTCCATATAACAACCCTCCATTTAATTTATACGTCTATTTCGTACTTTTAAGCTAAAAAGGTATGTCTCCATCATCTTTAACAGGTTCAAAATCTACTGGTACACTTGTTTCTTCTTTCTGTTCTCTTTTTTCTAAAAACTCCACTTCATCTACAACTATTTCAGTTACATATACTTTGTTTCCTTCTTTATTATCATAGCTTCTAGTTTGTATTCTTCCAGCTATACCAATCTTACTACCCTTATGTGTGTATTTCCCTAATATTTCAGCAGTCTTATTAAAGGCTACACAATTGATAAAATCACTTTCATATTCACCATTATTTTTAAAGTTTCTTCTTATAGCTATAGTAAAATTAGCTATTGCTGTATCACTAGCACTATTTCTTATTTCAACATCTTTAGTTAAATTACCTATTCCTACCCACTTATTCATTTTAATTCCTCCAATTTTATTAAATCTGGTCTTTCTAAATCATAACATTTGTGTTCAGTTTTTCCCCATATAACACAACCTATAGTAACTATAGTTAAACATATGCCCATAGTAATAGGTAATGCTAAAATTAACTTAATCATATGTCACTTCCTCCAATGAAAACATAATATTATACATACAACCGCTACAAAGAACATGAATATATTCAATTTTTCACTCCTTTATAATTTTTATCATAAAATATATCTAATTGTTCTATTATTTTTATTAATTCTTTAGTTTCTTTAGTTTTATTTTCTTTATATAAAAGTCTTTCAGCTTCTTTAGTTAATTTACATATGATCCTTATCATTCTTAATCTATTTAATGTATTAAACATTTAAATCTCCTTTATATACCATGCAATTTAAATTATTTTTAAAAATCTAATTTTAGCATATGGCCAAATACCAACTCCATTATCTATATAATAACTTCTATCTGTTTCTTTAATTATTTCATATTCTTTTTTAAATTCTAATCTTGGTATAGTAGCCTTATTATTTATACATATTATTTTCATTATCAATCACTTCCACACAGCATATATTATTTTTAAAAATATATACATCCATATTCTTTTTATTTCTAGTTATTTCTATTACATTAACATTGTCATCATTTAATTTATTTAAAAAATTTATTTTGCTCTCTTCATTGGTAGTAAATTCAGCATAACCACCATTAATATATCTTATTGTAATTTCATATTTATCCATTCTTAATCCTCCTTAATATACCATCCACCGTTTAATATTTCTTCTGAACACATAGCACTATCATTAGTATCAAAAATTTCTGATACATTACTTTTTATCTCATAAAATGTTTTAAGCATTTTGTCGTTTTTATCTCTCCAAATACAATAAACTGTTTTCCCATATGCTTGTATAGCTTGCATAAATTCTACTTTCTTATCTTTTTTTATTATTTTAAATTTCATTGTTAATATATCTTTCAAGCTTTTTTGACTTATAAACTCTCTGTTTTTATCAACAAAATATAATTCTTCATCTTTTATTTTGTAATGCTTATTTTTATATAGTAATTCAGTACCTTCTGGAAATTCCATTACTTCATATATATCATATTCTCTATCATAATCTATTTTATTTTTTATTTCCCATTCTATAACTTTATACCCATTATCTAAGTAAAAACTTTTTCTACTATATTGAAGATGATTATTATCATTAAAGTTATAAGAATAACAAGTATCATTATCTTTATAATATCTAATTTTTTCTATTGCTCTACTATCACACCAACTTATTCCTCTTTTATCACATTCCTTTAAGAAATCCTTTGCTTTTTCTTCTGTATCACACAATACTACAAATTTATTATTTTTAAAATCATCCCAATTAAATTCCATATTATTCTCCCCTTTAAATTTAATATCTTTAATAGCATTTCTCCAACATTTTTTACAGCTAAATGGTAAGTTTTTTTCACATTCAAGTTTTTCTATGTTGTTTATTGCAAGTTCATTTTTAGTACATTTATAGCTCATAAAACAACCTTCACTATCTTTTTCAAACAGATAATCACTATTTAAAAATTCTTCTCTAGTCATTTCTTTAGCTATATCATTTATATTCATTATAAAAAATCTCCTCCCATTCTATAATCCCATAATTTAATTCCTAATTTACTTAATGTTTCAAATCTATTGTTTACTAGCCAGCTTTCTAATTTATCTATAGTAGAGGATTCACAAAACCACCAGTATAAATTATCTAAAATCTTTTCAAACATTTATTATTCCCCTTTTGAATTTCCCTTTCTAAATACCAAATTGCTTTTTTTAAATCTTCTTTTTTATTTCCTTTATGATCCGACCTACCTATATATTTAATTGCATTACCTAAGTTAAAGTTTAAATTCCAATCTTCTATTACGTCTATAACCTCATATTTACCTGTATTATAATGTTTAGGGTGATTTACTTTAGACCCTTCCATTAATTTATTATCCATCTATTTTCACCTCAATGTTATAAGTATCATTAACACCTTTTTCAAAATGTTCACATTGGCCCTTTTCATTTAAAAACATTACTTGATTTTCTCTCCATTCCTTTAAACACATATGTTCATAGTAATTTTTACAATTAGTATTTGAACAACTTAAACATATCCGTATGCCTTTATTCAATATATCACTCCTAACAATAATTACTTTCTATTTCATCTTGAAGTACTGCTATTTCACCAGTGCTACATAGCTTTTTATATACTCCTTCTTCTTGTGTATCCTCTATATTTCCACCTATAAAGCATGGACAATGTGGAAATTCTTTTAATGCACCTGTAAAGTTTTTTATTTTACATTCTCCTGTATTTTCTTCAAAAGCACAGTTACAATAACACATTATTTCTTCAGCTCCTTTCTAATAAATCAGATATATCACAATAAATAGAGAAAAGAAAATATAACAGGATGATTTGATAACTAGTAATGTTATTACCAATTTTAAATATTAAACAAATCAAAATAAATACTAAGAATTTTTTTATTTCTCTGTTCATTTACTCACCTAATTCCTTTTTTACTTCTACAACCTTCTCATTTATAGCTATTCTTATAAATTCTTCCTTGCTTATCCCTTTATATTTAGCACATTTACCTATTTCCTCTAAATAACACTCTATAAATCTAAGAGGAAATGTTTTAATCTTTTGCATCTAATAACCTCCTTAATGTTATTTACTATAAACATTAAAATTGTTCATAACTTGCTTTATCAATTCTTTTTGATATTCAGCTAGTATTAATTCTGATGTTAACCCAAAAACAGCAATCCCTTCTTCATTTTGTATCTTTACTTCAAGATTATTAATATAACCTTCAATATCATTTAAAAGTTTTTTATATCTATTAATATATTTTTGAGGATCTACACTAAAATTTGGCTCAGTAAATAAATTTTTAATATCAAGCTCTTTATTTTCCATATATTTCACTACCCTTCCTAATTTTTTAATTGTATACAATTAAGAATAATACCTAATAATCCTAATACAAGAATAATGTTGTTACCTGCTATTAAAGATGTAATAACTGCTATTATTCCAAACACTATTCCTATTATACTTAGTTTCTTCATCCTCTCAACTCCTTAACTAAAGTTGTATTAATTTCAAATTGTACACTTTCTTTGAATTGCGTAATTACTTTTCAATTATTTTAAAACTATGTTTATCAACATAATGTCTATCTTTTACATCATCTATTACACAATAAAAATTATCTAATATGTCAACTACTTCATACTCAGCATTAAGTGTAAAATCGCCATATGGCTTTGCTATTTTATCATTAATACATTTTGCTTTCATGTTAAATCCTCCAATATAATCTACATTCGTATTTATTTCATATTAATCATTTACCAGCTCTGGGTTTTCATATATATTTCCTTTCACTCTTAAGTAGTTGCATTCTCCCCAAAGGCTTTTAGCTCTGCACTCTTCCTCATTATCTACCCACCATGCACCCTCATGAAAAACTACTACTCCGTCTAATGGCTCTTCATTACTAATTAACATGTTTTCAATATGAACTATATCCCCCGCAAAGATTTCTTTTCCATTTCTATCCTTTACACCTGTAGAAAATATAGGTTTTATATGTTTTGAGTATTCTGTTCCTTCCCATTCAACACAATCATTCTCCTCTGATTCATGGTAAATTAATTGTGAAACCTCTCCATTACAACCAATTGCAAAGCTTGAAGTATTTTCATACATGATCTTGTTTTCTATGTCCCAAAATTTTATATTCATATGTTCCCCTCCATACATTCAATTTTTTTTTGCAACTCTTTTAATCTATTCATTTTTTCCTCATAAGCTTGAGTTTCTTCTTGGATTTTTTTATTAATAACAGAATTGATACATACTAAAAACTTTTTAGATGGCTGTTTACCTTCTTCTATATTCTTGAATGCATTGTGGATCCCTTGCTTTGTATATCCAGTTAACTTTTCAATTTCTACACCCTTTAAACCAATCTCTTTTCTAAAATCAGAATAACTTTTCACTCTCGCCACCTTCTTTTACCCTTTTAATTTATTCTGTAATTTCTTTTTACGTTTTTGTTTATTTTAGTCAATTATTTGTGTCGCATAAAATTCATATTCCGACTTATTTATAATTTGTATTCTTCTTTTAGTTCTCTTAAAGCCTTTGTTATAATTTTAAAATTATCTTCTTGCCATGTATCTTGATTCATAAGTTCGTTCAAAATTTGTTTTGTTTTTTCTTCCTTTTTTCTATAGTTCTCCTGGTGCTCTTTTACGTCTATTTCAAATTGTTCAGGGTTTAAAAAATATTTGCTATCTGCAGCACCCAAAGGAGACAATTTACCGAATCTTGCATATCTACTCATTTTTCCACATCCCTTTATATTGTGAATTACTTCCTTACTTACTATTATATTCTCATTCAATTAAAAAATCAACCAATTCCGTACTTATTTATACGATAATTCCGTATTTATTTTATAAGTTCGCTAAATTCATGTTTAGTGCATGAAAAAAGAGAAGGTATTAATCCTTCTCCGACATTTGATATTTAACTATACATCTACAATGGCAAACCTCTTTTGCAGGGAGACTACTATCTCCTGGATACATTCCACCATTGCTAAAAGGTTCGTCTATTCTTCTTACCTCTCCATCCAAACTTCGATGTGATACTCTTACCGCACTATCTCTACTACTGATCCATGTTTTATATTTAAATCCACTCTTTTCTCCGCTAATTGCATTAGCTTTCATTATTGTGTTATGTATTTCAGTTTCTGCTATGTTTTTAGCTCTATTTTTACTATAATCAGTTATTTTACTTGATAGTCTATCTATTATTTTAGAAGTACTATCACCATTTATTAATCCTTTTTCTATTATTTCTCTAGTTAGTTCCTTAGTGGTTTGATTTATTAACTTGATTTGATCTCCGCCATATGTATTTAACCATTCCAGGTATTCATCTTTAATTATTGCAAATAATTTACCACCACTATTGATTGATTGTATCTGTTCAAATAGTTTGGCTCCTATCTTTCCAGCATTAATCCATTCTGGAAGTAATGCTAGCATAAAAGTTTGTATACCCTCATCTATTTTGAAATGTTTAATTACTTCTTCAGCTTTCTTTTTAGCTTCTTCTTTACTGATACCATTATCTTTAGTGTCATTTAAAACTCTATTTGTAGCGGCTATAATTTCTTTTAGTTGTTCCATTAATAGCTTATATATCTTATTTTTAAATCTTCGCTCTAATGGTCTAGCTACCTTATCATACATATTTAACATTTGTTTTTTCTTTTTATCGGCCCCCTTTCTTTCTAATACATAAAAGATTTATCTTCCTTTTCATCATCTTCATTATTAATATTTTGGGAATTACGTTCCTGCTCTTCTTCTATATCCACTAGTCCCATAGGTAAATATACTTTACCATCTACAATAGCAAAACTTCCACTAGGTGCTATTATATCCCCACCTTCTACTGGTTCAAGTCCTCTCTTTGCCCTTTTTTCATTTATACTCATATCATTAGACCTATTTAGTATTTCAGCCATTTCTTTCATATCTTCTTGTAAACATGGAACATGACTGTAATCTATATCAAGGTATTCATTTTCTTGTAATCCTAAGAATGGAGTTAATTCATCTGCTAATTCTTTCATAAGAGGAATAGCGGTTTTAAGATATAATCCTTTTTCAGCTTCATTTTTATTATTATAACTACTATTTTGATTTATTCCTATGATAATAGGATCTATTCCCATACCTATACAAATATCGAATATTGTAGAGGTTTTTCCTTCTTTCCAGTCCATTTCCTTAGGATTAACACCAGTAGATGTATATGTTGCTCCACCGTCTAATAATAAGAATTTACCTACTTCGTCTTTTCCTTGGTGTTTATTTGATATAGTTTGTTGCGTTCTTTCAAATGCAGGATCACTTAGTTCTTCTTTAGTAGATATTACACCACTTAAACTACCACCGTTTTGTAGTAGAGTTATATTCCAATCAACCATACTATTTAAAAGATCACCATTTTTTAAAATAGGACCTAACATACTCATTCCTCTGCCTAATCCGTCGAATTCGTCCAAAGGATTAAAGTTCTTCCACATCATAAATTTTTCAGCTTCAATTGGTATTAAACTACCTCCATGATAAAAAATATCTACATATGGTTTGTTTACATCTGTAGAATTTTGAAAGCTCATTTTATCAGGCCTATATACATATACTTCTTTAACCTTACCATTTGCTATTAATTTATGGAATGGTGCTTCTCCTACTATATAATAAAAAGCTACTGCTCTTTTGATTAATTCAGATTGCCCATAAACAGGATTAGGGGTTTCTATTACTTGTAATGCGGGGTGATTCTTAATTTCTTCTGGTTCACCTTTGTTATTATATTTCATCACTCGCCAATTCAATTGTATGCAAGCTTTTATAATCTCTTGCATACACCTAAAAATAACCCAGTTCCCCATATATCCTTCTTTACTTATTCCATTATAGTTTACCTGCGAATACTTTGGAGTTCTCCCATTGATACTCATAATACTAGAATATACAGATTTATTTTTACTATTTGATTTTAATTCAAATATATCCGATAGTTTCATTATCTCACCTCTTTTAAATATCTATATCTATTCCTTTGTTCTCTTTATGATTAGTTCCGCACATAATACAGGGAGCCAAAACAAAGAAAAATAAATACTTGCTAATACTTTTCCTATAATTCTCTTGAATGGTGTTTTAATTGCTATGAATATGCCTGTAGATATATATAAATAAATCAAAAAATATAATATGTATTTCATTTAATCACCTCTTTAAATGTATTTGATACGGTTGGCAATACGGTTCAAAGCCTTGGTATTCCTAAGCTACACATACATATCAAATACGGTTCTTGATACAGTTAAAACAAATAAAAACCTATTAATTACCTTATACAATCGCGAAATCCACGTTTCGCGAACTTATTAATTTAATTATAGCATAAAATAAAATAAGACCCTGGACCTCAAAGGTTTCCAGAGTACGATCATATTTTATAATAAATTAAGCATTTTCTGATTTTCTTCATATGCCCAACTAGGACTATTCAATTCATCATAAAATTTTTTACCATCTTTTAAAATAATTTCATTCAATGGATAACTAGCATTGCCTACATGCACGCTTTCTATTTCATTTGTTGGAGCTATTCCTTTAACTCCATGGTTGCTCCATATTTCCATAAGCCTATCTTGCCAATACTTCTCTTGTCCCCATTCTAAATCTTTAGGACATTCTTTACCATTCATATCAATTATTCTCATGTATTTAGCCCCCTTGCAAATTATATTTATTCTTTCTTAATATAGTTGAATTATAAATTAAATATATATATCTTTGTCAGATACATCCACACCCTCAATTTTTAAAACTTTATGTTTTAAATCCTCTCTTATTTCTACTTCCATTTCTACCTCATAGCCTAGATAAACCAATTTTTCACTATTTTTAAATCCTCTATGTTCTGCTTTTT